AAATTTCCTGTCATAAATTAATGTCTCCTTTTCGTTTATCATTCGCATACCTCCTTTAAATTTGGTGCTGCGTTTATTTGTTACAATTACTTATTCTCTGTTTGTTGTGGAATTATTTCGAATCCATTGTTTTAATAAATTTCGCATTCTTATACTAGGGATATATACCCAAATATCTTTTCCCTCACGGATAGCAGATCTCCATATAAACTGAAGCATTTCAGATAAAGCAAAACCATCTTCATCAACCGAAATATTATTCATTGTAAAAAAGTTTTTAATAAATGGATTTAAATACCGATTAACAAGATATGCGACAGATGTTCTATTTATATAATCATTAGTGGCTCTACAATTACATGGAAGATATCCCTTTGTATACCCCTTACCTTTTAAAGCATTCTGATATTCTTTGAATGTTGTCCATATATTATCATTAGACTTATTCTCTCTTACATTATGAAAAAAATTATACAAATTATTTTTTAATACTTTCATAGAAGTGTTATTTTTATTTCTGTTATACCAGGAAAAAGACAAATCAGTATCTCTATCACCAATCATATTCAATTTGTCTATTTCGCAAATATGAATTAATTTACTATAATCGTATGAAGTGTATTTTATCGTTTTGTCATAGGGTATAAGGTGATATGTTTTCATAGAATTTCCAACAACAGACCAATAAGTATATTGTACTCCATAATAATCATAATAATATTTTTGCATTTGCATTTCAAAATAATATGTAAGAATATAAATATTTCTAAACGAATTAAATGTTTCTATTGGAAATAGCCATACCATTAAACTATCTCCATAACATACAAGACTTCCTAGTTCGCATAATCTTTTTTCATTTTCAAATTTTCCTTGGTAGTCTTCATATTCCTTTTTCCATATAAGTTGTTTAGTATTTGGATTTATATCTACATATGTATTTTTCAGAACTATAAAATCCTGCTTTGTTAATGGATATTCTTCAATAACATTCGCAACTTCGTCCATTATAAGGGTATAATTTTTTGCCCTACTTAAATCAATTAGCTCGTTGTCAAATTTTTGGAAGAGAGCATGAGTAGAAACAATATTTTCTCCTTTATCAATTAGTTTTTTTAAATCATTAAGTTTGCTTCCTTTATCATTGTCTTTTAGAAACGTAGGAGTTTTAAAATTTTTAGAATAACAATATGCTCTATATCTCTTTATTTCATCAAGAAATGGTGTAATAACTAAAAATTTTTCATCCTCATCCGATGCATTTATATAATTCATCATGGATTGTGTTTTACCAGCTCCCATAATTGCGTCTACAATATTAACTTTACAATCAAACTGCATTTAAATCTCCTTTCAGTGTTAATGTACGTATCTTTTTATTTATGATCCATAATGATAAAAATCCCTTCAACTGCCGTTTGGCTTTGTATGTAAAAAATTTCAACTCCATTTTTTAAAAAAAAGTGTTAAGATATTTTCCTTGTAAAATAAGAAAAAAATGAATACAGAATCACATTTCGATGAAAAATTGATAAATAGACAAAAGTGTTAAAATCAGAAAAAAATCCTTATTTTTAAAGGAATTTTGACACTCTGCCTTATAAGAATATATAAAAAAGAGTTAAGAATATAACTTTATAAATTTTCATATAATTGTGGACTGCGAAGCAGGACACAAGGGCATGAGCTGCTTGCAGCGAAATGACCAATAATGATGCCATAGGCTATTTATATTATGTTATTCTCTATTTACTTTATTGTTTTCTTCTAAATTAACATATCCTCTGATCATATCATCATCTATATGAAATACTGGTAATCTATCTTTATATTCATCAAATAATTCATCACCTGAAATAATAGAATGATATTTTATTCCATTAGATAGTATTCCTGTTCTGTGATAATCCTTTACAATAGAATCTTTTAGTTTTTCACCGATCTTGCCACAGATAGAGCAATAGCTGCTTAATCTGGTATGAATATTATGTTTACCAAAATAATTACTTTCGTACCTTAATAGACATTCTTCATAATTATGTTTATGTTTTGATTTCTTGGATATCTTGGAGATATTACTGCCGGTATTCTTGTGGTACTTTGGTATTTCCTGTTCAAATTCCATTCCTAATGCTTCACAGTCTTTAATGAGTTGTTCATCAGGAATTGCATCTATTCTTTTCTTGAATTGTTCAAATCCATTTATAAATTTATTTTCCATTATATTTTCTCCTTTTATATTATTTGAAATGATTATAATTCTTATTAAGTTATTCTCTGCTAAAAGTTGCAATCTATCATGACCATATCAAGGATCTATCTTTAATTTTTTAGAATGAGTTGATGTTGCAAAAGTATCATTATAATATTTTTTCTTCCATGGTTCCCAATGATCAATTTCTTCACAGATTTTCTCATATAACTGTTTCATTTCATTTTTAGATAATGGTGTATTTTGTTTATCTTCCATTATATTTATATCTTCCTTTTATTGATACTTGTTTGAATAATAACATCAATATATTATTCTCTATTTTTTAATAGATAGTGTGAATTATATGAGTACTAATCTGTTCAGTTTAAATGTACCCCCCCTATATGTTTATATGGATCTGATTATTTAGTGTGAAAATTTTTATAGATAATACATAAGAGATTTTTGATACGATTTGAGAAGCTTTGTAATTTATGGTTAGTTTATCATTGAAGTGGTTTTCGTTCGAATTTGGGTATCAGTTTATTATAAAATTCCAGTAAAAGTTTGGTATGTAGTGTGAGAGTGGTATAGGAATATTTTTATGAAATGGAAAAGACAGATATTTCTATCTGCCTTTAGTAAATTGTAATTGTTCGCAATCATTAATTATGTCTGTGCAAAAATTATATATTAGAGAATATGCTAGATCAGTCTCATTTGATCGTGATTGTTTTAGAATATTTCTTGCTTTTTCATTATAAAGCTCTGTTGCAATAATTAGTTTCTTCTTTATATCTTGATCTGAAAGTTTAATATATTTTTCTTTTAATGTCGAAGTTGCTATATATGTTGATCTGGAAACTATTTGTAATTCATTAGAATGAGTTAATTCGAATATATCATTGCCGATTGATAAGCTAGAATTATCATTCTGATTGTTACAATAGGATTTTATATAATCTTGAATTTCGGTACGAGTATGTTGCTTTCCGTCTGACATTAATATTCTAATCTGATTTAGTCTGGTTTGTCTATTCATATTATTATCCTCATTTTGAATCATCATTATATATGAATAAAGAAATATTGTCAAATTATGTACTTAGAAATGTAGTGTCGAGATTTTCCTTATTTAATAGGAATATTTGAGATTTTTATGTGAAATTTTGAATGTGTGGAATTTTGATTTTTGGGATTATGTGTGGGTGAAAGTAGCGTGATTTGGGGATTTTTACGATAAAGGGGACGATAAGTGGTTTTGAGGTGGGAAAGTTGAGTTTTTGTTGAGTTGTGGGGATTTTTTGATTGTTTGGAAATTTTAATGGGAGAGGTGGATTTTTAAGTTGGTGTGTAGGTGAATCAGCTATAGCCTGGCGTTGAAAACGCTGCCCTTTTTTGAGTTTGATCTACCCCCATAGGGTCAAAAAACACGGTATTTCTGTATTTTTCCGTGGGATTAAAGTTTTTTGCTTTTGTGGTAGTGGTAGTTAGTAAATAGCTCCAGTTTCCAAAAGATTGTATTATTAGAATAGTACAGTGATACAATAAATGTTATCGAAAAATATTTTAAAATAATTGTTGACAACAACAATACATTGTGATAATGTATAGCTATCAACAACGAACAACAATATATTTCAGTTCAGAAAGTTCTTTTCAAGAAATTTCAAAAAGTTGTTGACAATCACAATTCGCTGTGATAATCTAATAATGAAAAGAGGCGATAGCACATTGACAAAAGAACCATACGATATTAAGTGTGGTTGGGCTAGTCCCTACGATAGCATGGTATTTGCTACCGATTCTGAATACTAGGAATATTCAGAGGAGGACTAGCCACAACGCTGATATGTTGGATAGAATCCGAACAATTCAATTCTAGCATATCAGCACAATTTTCACAAGTAGAAAACAGTGACTTTATTTATAAGGTACTGTTTTACATTCCTAGAATGTGAAGCAAAAGACGAAAAAATAAAGTTGTTGCTAGTGGTTTTTATAAACTTTTCCACTATACAAAGTAGTCCCAAAAGGACGAACATAAGTAGGTTATAAGATTTCCCTAGAAAAAATCTAGGTAGCCGTGTGATAAACACAATGCACCGATTGCCCATTTTATATGGTCAAGGTTGATTACCACGGGAACGGTCTTTCTCCTACACCTATTTTCTAGGAGTGGGAAGCAATACGAAAGTAGAGAGAAAGAAACGCCGGATAGTTGAAAAGCTATTCTAATAAAACAATCCACGCTAGCATAAAAAAAGCGTGTCTTTGTGAATCGTATCTACTGAATCAGTAGAAAGCTATAACAAAGAAAAATACATAAGAGACAAGTGCAAGAACGATGTAAGCAGACAATAGGGTAATACCTAGTGTTCTTTGTGTTGGGTAAAACCAACCTACATGACTATCATTCCTCTGTACTTGTAAAATCGTAGTTATACATAGTAAATAAGGGCAGACGATAGCAGAAACAACACTACCAGTCTGCCTTTTTATAGTGTGTATAACACACTGGATAACAAATAAAACAATAAAACATATTCATTGCACCTATGCACAAATAGGAGAAAGAGGTACTTTATGAAAAACCTTATGATTAACTTTTTAGCTGAGAACATTTCTGATTCTGCACGGTCTGAGTTCATGCACGCTGTACGCTATGAAAACCTGTCTATGGTTATGCAATTACTCAATGACACTATCTCTAAATTAGAGAAAAAGATTTTAAATGAGAAGGGCACTTATTCCGCAGAGGAAGTACAGGCTTTTAATGTGCAGTTGACGAACACTCAGACTGAGCTTGCCAAGGTACAGAATGAGCATGAGGAACTGGCCGACAACTATAACCGTGTGCTTACTTTGATGACGCAGAAGAATGAAGACCATTTCGGCAACTCCGTAGACGTAGTACGGACTGTTCTCCGTGTACTTGGTTCATGGGATAATTCCAAACTTGTAAAGTATGCAATTATTCCCGCTTTTGAGTCTCCCGAATTGTACGAAGCTTTACAGGCTATTCATATCAATTCCAAGGCAGGTGAAAATGGCAATATTACCATGAGTAATGAAGTCAAGGAAGCATACAAGAAAGCATCTGATGAACTTGAGCGCATTATCAAGGTGACTTTCTCTCTGCCTTTTGAAACTCCGTACACAACCAAGACCCGTGTAAAGCTGACAGCAGAGGATAAGAAACTTCTGAATGATTGCTACATCAAGGGATTCTCTAACAAATTTGAAGTAGACGATGAAGAAGAGACTGTAAAATTCAAGAAGCGTCAGATTAACACACTTGTAAAAGTAACCAAAAACCGTCAGACGGGTGAAAAGACTTATGATTATTCAGGTCTTGCTACCACTATCAGCAATATTGTGATTAAACACTACTTTGCATAACATTTGTATTACAAATGGAAAATACATAGTACGAAAGGCAGAGCAAAAACTCTGCCTTTTAATAGTGTGCATTTTCACACGGAAAGAAGGATGTTTATGAAAATATTTCAAGCGCAGTCAAACACTTTTATACACAATAGGGAAATTATGCCAGAATCTATTGTATGCGTATTATTAAACGGCACAGTATTAGTCTGTTCTGATTTCAGAAAGAGAAAAGACAATAAAATTCCAGTATTTTTCTATATGCCTAGTAAAAAATGTTGGTATAAGGCATATCAGAATGATAAAATCACGGACGCTATTCTTGCGTATTATAATGGTATCATCAAAAAAGAGAAACGCAGAAAGACTAATTTTAATGCGCTCATGACCCATGATAGGATCCGTAAAAACGGTGGAGGTGGAGTGCGTCTAGGAAAATTTTGTGGACAAGTTACAGATTATGAATGCACAAAAAATCCTATGCATGATTTCAGAAGAGTATATAATTAAATATTGCGGATCACAAAACATTGTGATAAAATGGAGGTGATCACTTGGAGGTGAAGCAAAAATGATAGTATATTATAAATTAGCAAATATTCTTAAAGAAAGGAATATGCAATGGAAAGATTTATGTGATTCTGGAATTTCTGTAAACATGCCAACTAGATTTTCTCAAAACAAAAACATTAATTCAGATACAATAGATAAAGTATGTCGATTTCTTAATGTACAACCAGGAGATATTATGGAATATGTTGATGAAAATAAAGCAAAAGAAGCTGAAATATTAGCACAAATGGACGCATTAAAAAAACAATTAGAAGAAGTACGTTCAAATAAATAACGCAAAATAAAACCACATAACCACGCCACAAAGCACCCTAAACGTAAAGGGTGCTATTTTTATACCCAAAATTCAACGTAAAGGAGAGAATAATTAACCATGAGTAAACGTACATTCAAGAACGGACATGCAATCACCACTTTTCCGTCTAATAACGGATTCTGTACCGCTTTAATAGGCAAATACGGAGAAACATTGAAAGTAATCTATTCTGCTAACACAGTAGAGGCAAACAGAAATCACGACAGAATCACAGCATTAGTATAGGAGCATAAGAACCATGAGCAAGAGAAATCCACACAACACATATTGTAACTATGAAATCAACAAGGCAAACAAGCCTCGTCCGATTTACAGTGTATCTACACCCACAGTAACAGTAGGCATACGTAAGGCAAACGTATCTAAAGCAATGTTGGCAAGACAGCTTGCGGAATTATTTTAACGAATGAGTGAAGCGTAACTGAACGAATGAAAGGAGAATAACGAAATGAAAAAGCGAACCACATTTTTACTTGCTGTGTTAGGTGGTTTTACAGGTGCAATCCTTATAGATCTATTTGGATTTGTAAAGGTAAATACAGAGCAGCATCATTACTACGCAAACACAGCAGTTGTAACGGAAATTGACTACGCAAATAATCTTGTCACCGTGGAAGATTCTGCCGGTAATACATGGCAATTCACCGAAACGGAAGATTGGGAATTTTCCGACACCTGCTCTATGTTAATGGACAGCAAGGGAACTGCAAGCGTAACGGATGATGAAATCATTCAGATTACATATTGCGCTTTTGAAGTATTTTAATGAACGAACGAAGTGAGTGGGCGAAGCGAAAGGAGAATAATACTATGAGAGATCCAAACACAGCAAACTATTATGCACTTTTAATTGCAATTTTATGTAATGAATCTGCAAGGGAAGCACTGAAAGACATGGGTGTATGCCCTGATAATTTTGATTGAGGAGGATACGGAAATGTATACAAGACAAACTACATACGAAGAAGTAATGACTTTAGAAGAAGCACGGAAAATCATCAAGGCAGAAAGACAAGAGAAAAGAGAAGAAATCGCAGAACTTGCAGAAGCAATCGGATTTTTCTTACTTTGCATTATTTGTACAATTCTCTGTCCGATTATGCTTGGAAATATTGGTGGATGGATTATTACGATTCCTGCCAGTTATTATTATGTAAAACAAGCAAAAGCTATTTTCAAGAGAATGAGGTGATTTTGCAATGGCAAAGGCAAAAGGTTACTACGCGAATGGATATTACCATGGTTACGTTCCGTCTGTTGGTAAATACTGGCAGTTTGAAAGCGAAAGCGCATACTGTGAGTTTTTGCGTGAAAGAGGTGAAGTTTAGTGACTAGACAAACTAAACCGCCTGAAAAAACGGAAATATGTATCCTCTGTACGGAGAAATACTGTTGTAGGGGAATATGTAGGGAAATGAATAACTTCCTTATTAATAAGAAGAGAGCAAAAAGCGGAAAGGAAAGATAGAAAATGAGACCTAAACATCGTAGCTTTTGTAATGAAAGATTAGCTGGACAGTTGGAGTACGGAGATTTTTATGATATTTCTGTATATGCAAATGAAAACTGGATGGGATGCAATTCTGAAAAAGTAATTGCAGAAAATGCTTATGATTATTATAGCGATTTTCAGTCTGCAAAACGCAAAGGATGTCTTACAAAGGACAACATTATTTTCCAGATGTTGATGCGTTTGGTAGAAGATGGATCGGAAGAAGCTCTTGATTGGGCGAATAAAATCCTTAATGAAATTAACGATGCAAATGTAGAAAGCGACGGTGAATAATAATGTCATGTATATGTTCAGACTGCCGGTATAAAGGAACCTGTGGCGAAACATCACGGACACAACCATGTGAAGGCAAAAAGAAATTTGCACGATCCACACCAGATAAATGGGGATACATGGAATATTGTGTTGAAGTGGTAATTGCACCTTATGAATTTGAGAGGTGCAAAAATCGCACCGAAGCGAAACGGAAAGTGCAGGAGTTTAAGAAACAAGGCAAAATTGCATACGTTACCGGTCTTACACAGAACGGAAATGATTACATCATTAAAATGTAACGGCTCATAGAAATATGAAGCCGTTATTTTTATACAAAAAAAGAAAGGTTAGGTAATAACAATGGGCAAAATGAGAAAGTATGTAGAGGCAAGAGAAATCGAGAAAGAAATGCAGGAATCACGGAACGGAAACGAATTTGTTGATATGGTTGAGAAAATCAGCATCAAACAGATGGTGGAAAATGCAAAGGTAAATAGCAGATTTGGTGACAAAATCCTTATGAATATTGACCCTATGTATATACATATTCCTTCATGGCAGAGAATGTGTGATGTACTGGCTGCACAGCAAATCGGAAACAATTACAATACATACAAATGGGAAGTACCGAAGCTTTTGTACTGGAACGGAATTTTGATTTGTATTGATGGTATGCACAGAATTTATGGTGCTTACAAGGCAAAAATCAGCAATGTTGTCTGTGAAATTCTTGAATGTTCTCTGAACGATGCAATTCATCTTTTCTTAGATCAGGGAATTGATAGACGTAAGATGTCGCCAGTTGATTATTATAGGGCAGCAATCGAGAGTGGTGATGAAAATTACATTCAGTTAAAGGAAATCTGCAATAGTCACAACGTAGCTGTTAAGGGAGACCCTATTGAGAACCAGGTTGGCATCTTTACACCGATTACAGATGGAATCCGTTCTATTCAGAGAAATGGCACTGAATTGCTTAATAAGATTATCAATCTTATTACGGAATTGCAGTGGAACGGATATGCAGATACATATAACGGCAAGGCATACACGGCAAAGTATATCAGAATTATGCATTCCATGTATGCATATTACGATGGCAGAACTGATGAAATGGAAGCGATTCTGAAAGAGAAATGCACTGGTACAAAGTTTTTCGTAGACAATCTGATGGAATTAACGCAAGGCCAGGCATTTGATGCGCTTTCTAAAATCGTTAGATTTGAAATGGAAAGTCCGTTCAGAAATCACCCTGAGAAAACTACGAAGAAAGCTAATAAGAAATTGGCTTAAAACGGAGAACAATATAACAGAAATCATTATCCTTTGGCGAGGAAATGATACATAACAACATTGTTTACATATGGAAGCTGGGCTAACGGCTATACGGGTGAAAGGAATAATATGGATCATATTTATTTTAAAGCAAAAGGATATGATGATTCATTTTTTTACAGAAATGGATATTATCAGAGCCGCAATGATTACAGAAGGAATTTTTATTGACTATAGAAATGAAGGTCAAATTAGGGAATTTGCATGGAAGTGTAAAGGAGTAGGAGAGGAAATTAAGAGACCTTCAGTAAGGTATCTTGTAAATAAAGGTAATAAAATTGGTGCTATTCACGTTTTTCGTGATATTCATAATTGCAGCATAGTGGAAGCAAAAGAGGCAGTAGATAAAATGATGGCGGAAAATGAGAGGAGGAAACATAATGACAAAACTAACAAAGGAAATGCGTGATATTGTACCGATTCTCAAACGGAATGGTTATGTACTTGTTCGATCTAAGGGAAGTCATTTTATCTTTAAGAATCGTACAACGCATAGAACAATGACAATCAACAAGAATCTCAAGTGGATGATTTGGGAAGAGATTGTGAGAGATTATAATTTGGAGGTATAGGCAAAATGACGGCTATTGAGTATAGAATTTTATTCCATAAAGGCAATGTAATTTTGGCAGAAAATAAGAATGACTACATCGTGGGAATTGATTACGATGAAACGCAGCCAAAAGGCAGTCAGTGGGGACACGGTTTATATTTTGGTAAGACTGTTGAAGGTTTAACGTCTGCATTGGAGACCTTTCGTATAAGAACAGAAAAGAATTATATCGCACGATCAAGACTTGAAGAATTGGCAACGCAATTCAAGGATTGTGCTTTGGAAGATGAAGATTTGGCTTATGTCATTGATAATATGGATGAAAGCGAAATCGAATTTTTCGGACTAAATGAAGTAAAGGGTGATATATTATGACAAATCCTAAATATGAACTAATTAAAAAGCTTTATAGTCTAACATCGGAGTATATGGAACTTGATGATGATTTGCAAAACGCAACCAGATTCTCAGATTTAAATATGGAAATTGAGAATACGGCCATGGATTTGTTACGGATTAATACAGATATATCTGATGATGACATGGTTAATTTTCTTACTGAACATCATGTATATTCTGTAGGAGATAAAGTAAAAGTGAATGGAAAATTTGCAACGATTACAAAAGTATTGCGTGAAGTAAAAGATCGATGTAACAGAGGGTATGCCTATGAGGTAGAGTTAGATGGGAAACCTAGTTACATTATAAATCGAAATAACATTAAATATTGATGTTGAAAGCGATATTTTTTGAGGAGAAATCAAAATGTATAGAGTAGAATGGATAGACGAAGAAGGAGAAATAAGGGTAAGAAGAGGCTTTGAATCAAGTAAGGCAGCGCATGAGTGGATCAGAGCGCATCATTTTGACATGGATTTAGAATGTCCTATGGTGTTCCTTGATGAAGAATAAATAGATGAAAACAACATTTCGAGCATACGTACAAGGAGAAGTAATTATGATTACATGGAATGATAATTTTACTATGAAGAAAAACATAAACGGTAAGATCGTTACTGTAGGACAGCAGGACTTTGATAATATGACTATTTTGATTAAAGAGGAAAATGGAAATGTTATTAGCTGTCCTATGGGTTTTGATAATGATGGCGACTGTTACTTCATTTATGATTCTACTCAAGTGTACATAAGAGAAGTATGATTAATTACTTTATAAAAGGAGAACAAATATGACAGTAGGGAGATTAAAGGCAATGTTGGAAGAGTATGACGATGATAAAGAAATTGTATTCCAGCCAACAAACAGTATATACGGAGAAATTATCGGAGGTATTGAAGAAGATAGTGGTGTAGCTGCGTTCTATGGAAAAGATTTTAAAGTGTTGGTTTTAGAATCTTATGGTCAGTGCAGAACTATTTGTAGCGAAGACAATCTGGATTTAGAAGAAGGAGAATGATTATGGGTAGAAAATATGATATTAGAATTTGTAAATGTGGACGGATTCATGCAATTCCTGATGATAAAATAGAAAAGGCTTTGGAAGCTGATAAAAATTTCCTCTTGATTTGTGCAGGATGTGGAAATGCAACTCTAATTGGTGCAGATATTTCCACTGACTGGAATGATCCATCAAAAGATTGTTACGAGATGTATTCACGAAATTTTTCGCCTTATGAAAATAAAATAATTAATGAGGACATATTTACAGGCAATGAAAATGAAAAGGCTGTTGGAGAAATTCTTTACAGTCATGGATTTAAAGTACCTATGAAAACAGGTCAATATGCAACTGATTTCTTCAATGGCAGATTTTCTGACAGATGGTATCCTGATTTTTATAAGATTCAGAGAAAAGACATTACAGTAAAGGAAATCATGGACTTTATTGATGAATATACACACGACAGAATTACAGTAAATATGGATAGATTTATCAATGAAACGCCAGATGATATTTTGGAAGAGTTATCTAGTTATTGGATTGAAGGATTAAATTGGAGCGGAACTAAGTACGAAAAAATGAGTGAGGTGTTTTTATGATGAATGCAAAGGAAATTGTAGATATTTGGAAAGAAGTCGTTAAGATTTACAATGATACAAGGGAAATCAATCTGCCCGAAAAAACTATGAGCGAAATAATTCGTAAGTTTGGTTTAGAGAAAACAAAAGAAGTATTTGCAACAGTAGCAGCTATCAAAAAACATGACGGTAGAATTTATGGAAAGAACAGAGAGTATATGAACAGTATTCCTGTTGATTCAGAGATTGTAGAATGGAGAAGCGGAAATCCCGTAGTATATGCAGGACTTGATGATATTCATACGACGCATATCAACCAGCTGATTACCGAATTAAGGAAACTGGATAACTAAATACATCATTCATTTAGAAGGAAGGAAATAATATGTTAGGATATAAAATCTATTTCAATGGAAACGAATTTGTAGCAGATAATACTGCAACAGAAGTTCAGACAATGCCATGCGATTCAACTGTTTCATGGATGGCTAATAAGACATATGCAGATGATGCTGTAGAAGAGTACAATGCAAATGATCTAAAGGATGTTAAAAAATGTAAGGAATGCGGAGAATATTTCTGGCAAACAGATGAAGAAAGAATATGGTTTACTGATAGGAATATGAAAGCACCTTGCAGATGTCATTCTTGCAGAAAAAAGAAACACTGAAATCGCAGTTCAAAGGGAAGGAAAGAAAACGATGAACGAATATATTAAAGAAATTGAACAAATTGCAGCTAAATGCACAGAAAGTCAATCTGATGGATATTCACAAATTATGAGAATTTGTGACGCAATGAGAGAACAACAGAAATATTGTTTAGGATATATTTCTAAAGAAGAAAGAGAATTTGAAAAAGAACTAATTGAAAAATGTATTGCTGTTATCAACGAACTGCCTAATTGTCCCAATGGACATTCAGATGTGTATGATAAGGCAACAATTGAAAGAGTTCTGAGAAATGTAATTGAGTAAATGGATATTTCATAAGGAGGAAATATTATGGATGATATGCAATTCTCAAAATATTCTTGTGACATAAGAGAAATTTTGTCCAAGACAGACCGTGAAGGTCTTGAAACTCTTGTACGTAATGCAGTAGCTTATGCACAGAGTAATAATCGTAGTAAGACAAATTGGATTGCTCAGGAATTATTTGTGGATGTAATTCCTGATGATTTGATTGCTGAAATATTTAATGCAGAGTAAATGTATGTTTTCTTGTATGAGGTGTTGATTTGGAAAGACAGAATGTTAATAGAAAAAATAATATGATGGAAACAAGAATTGATGGAATTAATGAATTTGCAAAGGAAACAGCAAGTAATCTTCTTAAAAAATATCCAGATATTGATTTTTACGATTTAATATTTCAATTTGAAATACAATTCAGACATGAATACTCGATGGCTATGTTAAAAGAAGCAGCTAATTAAATGCGTGTTTCAACAGTTTAGAAAGAGGTAAAAGTATGAGAAAATTACTGAAAAAAATATCCGATTTAAAAAATGCATATAGAGTTCTTGAAATAATGGACAAAGCAGGATGCGATATTGAACAAGTATCAAATATGAATGGATATTATAAACTCAAACCCAAATGGTATGTATCAGAAAGAGATGCAAAAGACCTACAAAAGATAGTTTTACATAAAAAAAATTATTATGGTAATCATCACATGTTTTGGAAAATTTGGTTTAAAAATATTCGTGACGGATATAGATATTTATAATTAAATTCGCAGTTCTTTAAAAGATTGGAGGAAATATATGTTTGAATATAATGGATATCATTTTGAATCAATAAGAAAACTAAAAGAATCAGAAAAGAAGGATATATGCACATTCTCTAAACATATCAGAAGCGATAGAGAACTTGGGATATGTGATTATGATGTTGATTGGAAAAAACATGATTATAGTTGGAAAGATTTTTATTCAGCAAGTAATGACAGTCAATTAGACATATTCTTATGCAAAGAAAATGGAAAATTATATGTTCCTTGTGAACATGAGTTATTTCAGTTTGAAGAAAAAGAACATAATTTGCCTACTGCAAAGAAAATAAAGTATTGAAACTAAGATTTCTTAGGAAGGAGTGAGGAGAAATGAGAGATAGAGGAGCAATTATGTATTGTCACGATGCAAAAAGAGACGCAAATGATTTTGATAGATTAGTGGAGGAATTAAATTCTATTAAGAAAGATAAACAGGTGATTCAAGATATGGAATTATCTGATGAAGCAAAACAGAAATGCTTTGAGGATTTAGATAAACAGTTAGCAGATGTAAAAGAACGAATGCACAATGCTATTGATGAAATGTAGAAAGCAGATAAAGAAAAATGTCAAGTATATAAAAATTGCAGTTCTTTTAGATTAGAGGTAAGAGAAATGAGTAAAAACAATTATGAAAAATATGCTGAAGTAAAACAGCAGGAATTATTGCATAAAGAAAGAAATCTACAGCAGGCAATCAGTTGTCTAAGTGATAGACAGAAATTCGCATCATCTCAATGTATGGATAGTGCAATCGATTTTGTTGCTGACTTATACGATTTATCCATCGATGAAGTGAAGCGAGCAATGGATGGAGAAGAATATTGGTGTATATAAAATTCGTGTTTCTTTGGAAGATTGGAGAAAAACAAAATGAAGGAATTTAGAGTAGCGAAATGCTTAGTAGATGGAAAAGTAAATGAATATGCAATTTTTGCAGACGGCTCAAGAAAGAAAATAATTCAAACAGATGACAAGTATGGAAAATACTTTGAAGTTGATAATGAATTAAATACAGATTGTAAAAGTTTCTTGCGTCTCAGTTACTCAGGCAGAATTAAAGATGCAGTTGAAATGATTAGAAACGGAAACGGAGATTGTATTTCATCAATGAAAGCCATAGGGAGAATTGATAAGGTGTTATATTTCCTTGACAGACAAATTGGTGAAGAATTGAGGAAGAAATCATTAGAAGGATGGAAAGATACAAAATTCGGCTGGGCTATTGAGTGCGGAAATAAGAACAGCTTTTCAGGATATTCAATGCTTAACAAAAAGAATGAGCCAATATCTGTATTTGATAAAGATAGAAGTCCTATGGTATTTGATACAAAAGAATCTGCTGATGAATATGCAGAATACCTAGTCGAAAAAGCAAAGTATTACGCAAAACGATTAGTAAATAATCTATGCGGTATTACAGACGAAAAGGAAAGAGATAAGATAATTGACAAGGCAATAGATGAAATTGAGAATGATACTAATACAAAATTCAGTATTATATCTGATTTTACGTTTGATATGTTGACAGGTAATTGTGAGCCAAAATCATCTGAATACAATTTAGATAAGATGGAATATAAAATTGTGCAGTGTATTATTCAGTAAAAAGGCAAACGAAACTTAGCATTTTTTGAATTAGAGGTGATAAAAACGATTGTGAATGCTTATTTGAACGGTAACGCAAGAGCAATGGGAAGGAATCAAAGAGAAGTACGTAGAACCGAATATGTATCATATTGTGAGCAATTCAAAGCGAAAGTGTAAACGCTGTGATGATTGCAAAATGTATAATCCTTGTTCTACTTATGAAGGATTTTGTTTAGAGACAAATGAATTGGTTGACGGAAATTCTACCTGCGAAAATTGGTATTAGAATTTGAGAAACCATAGTAGGAAAATAATAATGTGGACACCATGCGACGAACCTATTGAAGAATATAACGAAGAAACCGGTAAAATGGAAACACGATTCCATTGTCCCTATGTAGATACTTACGTCGGATATGAAGATGAAATGTGTAGAAACTGCTGTGGACTTGGTGTAGATGAATGAGAGGTGAATGATTTATGGGAAACGCAATTAAGAATTATCAGAAGAAACAGCGCAGAGACCAGCGTGATGCATATAGAGAAGTTAGTCAGATTGTAAAAGAAAAGCTTACAGAAATGTATTTCGGAAATAAGGAGAGAAATAATGAGAGATTTGAGACCAGGTGATGTGGTACATTGTCAAGGGATTATCTGCACAATCAAAGAGATAGCTTGGCAGGAGCCATGGGAAATGCGAAAAGCATATTACTTAGAGTTCCGTGATACAAACGGAGTATACAGAAGTTGGAAACAGAATTTTGATGGCGGTTACGCAGAACTGAAGGGAGACGATTAAATGATTTTAGAAAAATGGGATGATGAAGCGAAAGAAGTTGTACGGAAGTTTTCAAGTAATGAAAAGGATCGGTTAAATGCAATCATTGCAATGCATATTATGGTCTGTAGCATGAATGATGAGAGTGCATATATGACATGGATTGAGCTGGCTGTTCCCGATTGCCCTAGCGAATGGGATTTCATCGATTTCGCACAGAATGATGAAGGAACAGAGGAAAATAAATTGTTTAATGAAGCAGTTGATTTGTTCAAAAAATTATGGAATAAATATGCAAAAGATGACCATGGTTTATACATAGGTAGGAAGGCTTACTAGGAGATGATAAAATGATAAATGCAAATGATTCACAGATAAAACTTGAAAAATATTATGCAGACTGTGTAAAGTTTTGGACAAGACAGAATGGAATTGACGAAAGAGAAGCTTATAAGAGAGCTTTGGAGTATGATTTAATTGAGATTTTTAAGGTAAATAATGGTTGCTTACAAGATCCATATTCAGCAAAAGGTGAAGAGCTTGATAAGCAAACAACACTTAATTTCTTCAAATACAGATGTCAAGATTTGTATGGAAGAGATTGGGAAGAACGTTGGAAAGAATACAATATAGTTTAGTCACTAGACAAGGCAGTTAGGAGAATAAATACCTAGCTGCCTATTTTATTACAGAAAGCGAGGAAACGAATATGAGTAGATGGTTATATGATCCCGAAACTGATTCACGGAATGGAAAAGAGTTCACCTACAATTTACCAATACATGAAAATGACGACTTACTTTTGGGGTTTACATATAGGCAAATTATGGATGAAGTGATTGCAAATTATGGTCACAATGTAACAGAAAAAGAAATCAGAAAACAGGTAAACAAACATCTGGAAATGGTTAAAGAAAACATGGAAGAAAATTTAATGTTGTGTATCGATAGTATGTTGAAAGAAATTAAGGAGGCGTAATTATGTATAAAATCATTAACCCATGTAAATGTAAGGTTTACACAAGAACAGGAAACGAAGTAGATGGAAATGCATTTGTGAGAATTGAATATAAAGATTCAAAATTAAGAATGAGTGGTGTAGTCGCACCATTATCAAACGGAGATTGCCTTGGCTCTGCTGGTCAGTGTGTTGATGAAATCAGAAATGGTTCACCAACAGATGAGTGGACAACGGAAATGCTTAACAAATTATGTGATATTTGGGATAGATGGCATTTGAATGATATGCGTCCTTATTGTGAACACATGAGAGAACTTGGATGGGCAGAGCACACTCAGGATAAAGTTAAAATTGAGAAATGGACTTTGACGAAAGAAGCGTGTCAGAAAAAAGACAACGCAAAGAAAAGAGCGGAGGAGTGTTTAAAAAATGGAGAACCTTTTTATCCGACAAAAGAAGAAACAGTATATGCAAATATGGAATATTCTATTGATGTTTACAATGATGAAGATATCTTTGAAAAATATGGAAATTTATATAAAAATGCATATGAATTAAAAGAGAAAGATTGTTTAGGACATTCAAATACAGAATATAAGACAAGAGGTTGGATTTCTTATAAAGATCACAAGTTTGGTTTTATTGGTAGAGAATGTCCAGTGTGCGGTTATAAATACGGAACTGCTTGGAAGATGGAAGAAGTACCACAGGATATAATTGAGTGGTTGGAAAGTTTACCAGAAACTAAAGTAAAGCCAGCATGGGTATAGGAGATAGAGAATTATGCTGAAAATTGAAATTAAAACAGGTGGTGCGGCTTATAGCGAAGATGATGTACTTACAACTGAAGGCAGATATGAGTTACAGAGAAATCTCATGGATATTTGCAGAAAAATTACAAATGGATATGACGAAGGTTGCATAATGAATATCAACGGAAATAAAGTTGGTAATTGGTCGGTAAATTAAAAGCAAAAGAAATTGTAATTTCGACAGGAGACAATATGCGCAAATTAAAAGATTACATAGAGAAATGGATGGTCGGACAGAAGGTTAGAGGTGTAGATGTATCTCTTTATGATATTCGTGAATGCGTCCGAATTTACAATGAAATGCTGCGGATGGGTAAACCTGAATTCATTAATAGCAAGGTAAAGGAAATCCTGGATAAGTGTAACATCAAAACAATTGAATATGGAACCGGATGGAAAATAGCATAAGAAAAGGAGATTAAAATTATGAGAGTAAACGAAGTAAAGAAGATAAAGACAATTGAGGAAGTAGTAAGACAGTATATTGCAGAAGATGGCGAGGCGTTTAGTAACGAAGAGGAATGCAAGAAGTATGAGGAATCGGCACTGTTTGCAGTAAGTAAGCAGTTAAAGAGACTTGATAATAAGAAATACGGAACTTCTGAAAATGATATTTATGATGAATGCTCTGATGACGATTTGGTAGAGATCTTCAATGCAGAAACAGAAAGAGATATTGAGAATATCAGAAGATATGTATATCTAAAAGCTATTTCAAATTATTCACATGTAAGTAAATCAGATGTGGATTTACCTAATATTACCGCAGGACATGAAGTAATTATCCATTGGAATTATGATCAGTGTGCTTGTTGGACGATTGGAGATGGAAGTATCGATGCTTTTTGTGATTATATCAGAAGCAATCTTGTAAAGCTAATTACACCAAAGGAAGAGAAAACAGAGTAATAAAAGCGAATAATAAGACAGGCACATATGTTCGGTGTCTGTCTTATTTTATTAGGAAGGAATGAGAAAATGCAATTAATGAAATTTGTAACAAGAGACACCAGTGACGAAAATAAAATTATTGTGTGGTGTACAACAAACAGCATAATTACATTCAGAGATTTCATGCAGTATGTATTAGATAGCATGAACAATCCTAAAGATTTTATGATTATTGATACGAAGACAGATCTTGTTTATGACATGTATAAAGTCGCAACAGAAATGTATGGAATGCGAAAGAGAACCTTTGAAGAAAGAATAAATGGTGTTTATACAGGCAAGTGGGCGAAATATACAAATTCAGATTTGAATTGTGGAGGTAAGTGACATGGGACTTATATATTTAAAAAATGAAGAGAAACAGTTATACAGTGCATATGGATTAACTGTATATGGCAAGCAGGATAAATATGAGTGGACTATTTACAGTAACAAGCCAGATGAAAATGTATATACATCATTACGGATCGAGCGAAACGGAGAGGAAATCTATAACAGAAATCTTGGTAACAGATGTATCTTTGAAGAGAATTTCAATAGAACGATTGATAATTTCTTATGGTGGATTGATAAAGATAGTCCTGATACATACGACATTGACAACACAGTTATTAAGGATCTTTGTGAAACAAACTCGTTATTTAATCATCTGATTGGAAATCGTAAGCGAATAGAACGAGAAGAAGCTAATGAGAAAGCAAGGGTTGAAGCAATCAGAGAAGAGGAACGGAGGCAAATTGACTTGATTAAGCAGTATTGTGAAAAGAAAAATCTGTTATTCAAACAGCATTATGAAAAAGTTTATTTGATTAAGCTGCGTAATGAAAATGTAAGACAGATGATTGAAAATGCAGATGATAAGCGGTTTGAGGGATTAAGGGATTTCATGAACGAACATCCAGATAACAAGGATGCAGTGATTGTAATGAATGGAAATATTGAAGATATAGCAAGACAGATAGTATAGAAAGCGAGGTTGATTGATATGGAAGTTATTACAAGAGAATACAAAATATATAACTTTTCCGAATTATCAGAAGATGCAAAAGAAAAAGCAAAACAGTGGTATTTAGATGACGATTTTAGACCATCAGAATTTACTGAAATTTATGAGCAGGATTTACGGAATATATTTCCAGACAGTGAATTAAAATTACAGTATTCTTTTGGTTACTGTCAGGGAGACGGATTGAATATTTATGGAGAGTTAAATGTAAATAATGTTTTAAATCTGCCGAAAACTCATTTCTGTGGAGATAAGTTTGATGATTTGACTCAGTATTTTACGGAAAAAGAATTAAGAACAATCCGAAGATATTCAAGTGAATGCGGAATAGATATTAAGCTTCCTATGAATAATCATTATAACTACTGTTGTGTAGATAGAATTGATTTAGCTGAAGAATGGGAAAATGACTTATGGTATGCGAATTATAAAAATGTAAATATAGAATTACTTCAGAAACTTGAAAAATATGTGATTACAATTATTGAAAGATTATGTGCTGATTATGAAAAATATGGATATGAATTTTTCTATGAAGTAGATGACGAAACAATGGAAGAAACTTGCGAAGCAAATGAATGGAAGTTCTTAGAAGATGGTACATTTTTTGCGGCATAAAACCAGTTGAAAGAATCGTTTCAAAAGGAGGTTATACAATATGGAAGATAAGACATTAGAGAAAATGATTGATAACTTTCATAATAAATTGAGTATAGCACAGGATGCAAGAAGAGAAATTATGTATTACTTGGAAGAGCACTATGAGATTGATGAGACATACGAAGTAGCAATGGAAATACAGGATGAATTAAATTGGTGTGATGGAATCGATAGTAAACACGTAGATAGATTAATTAGAAAGGTGAAAGAAGGTAGATAATATGTTTTTATTATGCGAATTAGATGATGAGAATTATACATCTCCATGTTTTTCACAATTTAATAGTTTCAAGAATGCTTTCGATGAAGCATTAGTAAGTTGTGGCAATTTTAAGGATGATAATATGCGGATTGATGTGGCAGATAATAGAAATCGTATATCTGCCAACACAGATGATGGTCACTTTTTTGTGACAGAAATTAAGGAATTTGATGAAAATAAAGGTGATCATATTCTTGTATGGCATCACGCTTACAATGGTGTTGGTTTCGGAATCCTTAATGTGGGAACCGAGGAAGAATGTATACAAAAAAGAAGAGAAGAATTAAAAAAAATATTTGATGAATATGATTTAGCAAATGGAGACAACGAAGACTTTGATATGGAAAATGATAATGTCGTTGATACTGGCGAAGAGTGGGAAGTATTTAGTATTGTCAAAATTGAAAATGTAGAGGAGTGAATAATATGAGATATTATGAGACAAAAATCGGAAAAATTATTGAACAGGAATTTGACACAAGAGTAGAGAATGCCGTATTTAGCTATATCATGGACAAGGGGATTGAACGTATTAAACGGATTACAGATGAAGATATTGCCGGTATTGAAGGAAACGGATTATGTACCGCAGCATTCAATCAGAATCTTGTAAGATGCGCAAGACATATTTGTACTGAATGTGAATGGATAGAAATTATTGAGTATATCAGACTATTCCTTTTCTGTACACCTACTGTTCATGAAGTCTCGCTGTACAGAGAAGATTTTTCAAAGGATAGTTTTGCAGAGCTATTGCATGATCTTGATCTCGATGATGAAGAAGTTGGAAATGAAATTCAGTTATATGCAGTGGTAAATGAAGAATGTCTGAAGGATGGTGAATGAGCATGACACAAGCTACAAGTTGTATAAATGTGTATTCAGAAATAAATCCATGGATTGATTTTATAATAATACCTATGAGTTATTCGCATTTTAGTGAAGTGGAAGATATTATAAATCAAGCTTATAATGATTGGTTTGATAGTGAAGAAGAGGATTCAGATATTACTATTGCCGAATATATAGGTATGAAGCTAAAGGAAAATGACATTGAATTTGAAATATATTTTAAAGAGAAAGAGGAGGATGAATAAATATGGAAGAAAAAGATTTAAGAATTTGTCCAGTTTGCAATAAGGAAGTAGAAAGAAATGATATGAATTTTACAAGAGATTATCATGGAATCACTTTTAGATTAGTGTGTAATGACTGTTGGGAGAAGCTAATGGAAAAGGGATATGACGGTGAATATTACAGCGAGATTGATGAATGCATTGATGAAGATTATTAAGGAGAGTGATATATGTGTGCAAGAAACCAAAGATGATTAGAGATTTTGAACCATTATTAAAGTCTAATGGCTACCACTTATCACGGATAAATGGTAGTCATTTTATTTATAGCAACGGAGATGCGACAATTGCTGTGAATAAAGACTTAAACAAAATGGTTCGTAGAAGGTTGATTAAAGAGAATAATTTAAAGTAAAGGAACTTTAAGAAAGATTGGAGGATGATTGATATGTTGCAGCAGAATTGGTTCGCAGATCCTAAATTTGAAATGTTTGAAGATTATGGAGATGCACAAAGCTTTTATGATACTGAAACGAAAAATATTTATGTTGTATTGGCAGAATACGGACAAAAGGGAAGTAATACAATTCAGGAAATCACACCAGATTCGGAAGAATATATTTCTAATTATGAAAAGTATAAGGAATATATGGAAAACAAATATAAAGATTTTATGAGTGTTGTACGTGAAATGTGTGCAAGGAAATCTACGGATTGTCGTTCTCTTAATATGACAGATCTGGCACGGAGACTAATGGATATGGTTGACATTCCACAGAATGCAGAGATTTTTGAAATTCCGCTTAATTGGCACATTCAAGTTGGAATTACATTTACGGTTCCAAAGTATCCTGTAGCTTTTGGTTTATATGCAGGATATTGGAACAATGGAACCGAAAGTATGCAATTAGTAATTGTTGGCACAATTCGTAACGATGACGATGGTATATCCATTGATTATTGGAAAGAGGAAATGAGTTTGCCATTGGATTATTTTAAAAATATAACAAAATAGCAATTTCAAATGGAGAGACTAATGGAAATTAGAGTGATTGATTATGATGCGGTAGTTGGATTTGTTGATTATGGAACTATTGATAGTGAAAAGAATGGCGGTTGGTCAACCAAAATGCGATGCAAAAAATGTGGTGCAGCATGGCTTGCTGAAAATCATGCAGATGGAAGGTATTCTTGTCCTAAATGTGGAGCAACAGGTAAAGGATGTGTTATTCCAGTACAATAGAAAGGATGGTTGATTTTATGAAAGCAGATAAATTAGAAAAATATCTTGATGAGTTATCAGAAGGAACAGATTTTGATTTTAGAATATCAGAAATAAAGAATGGTGAAGTTGAGTTATACATGCAGGGAGATAACCCTTGTAATGAGGATTGGTGTACTGAAATTACAATTAAGAATCCAAAGACAAAGAAAGAATTAACAGAGACTTTACACGAAAAAATGTGGGAACTTTATGATGATTTTGATGTTGAGGAAGAAACATATCTTATGTTAGAAGCAAAACGAAACGGATTTCAGGGAGTTCCTGGTGTGGTTGATCTGGTACATAATGAGGAATATAAAGAAAATGCATTGAAAGAATTTGCAGAGAAGTTAAGAGATTTATGCTAAAAAAAGGAGTTGTAATTATGAGTAATGAATTTAAGAATGCAAATTTTCTTAATGATGAAGATAAAATGAGAGATTTTATATGTCTCACAAAAGAAGAATTCTTGGCAAGTTATAGCTATATCACAGAAGATGAATATGACAATACATATAAGAGATATTATTCAATGGAATTGGCTAATGTATTAAGAGAATTTGCAGAGAAACCACAAAATATTGATAACTTTGAAAGCTATCTTGAAAATTGTTTTATTGTATGGGAAAGGACATTTGCGAATACTCCTAAAAAGATGATTGGAGATATGAAAAATTTCGCAGAGATGGTGGTATAAAAATGTTGAGATTAAAAGAATGGAATGAAGTATTAGATTATGCTGAAAAAGCAAAAGAAGAGTTTGTAAATAAAGGTATTAATGTGAAAGTAAAACCATACTTAATTTAATATATAACAATGAAAAAGGTGTTTATTTTGTTATATATGATAAGAACGGAAAGGAGTTTGCCAGATATGCCAGCGGAGTGCATGACACTGTTGAAAATTACAAAAAGTACATCAATTATTATAAGGAATTTATTATAGAGGAATGCGCATAGGAGGAGGTTTATATGAAATTTAAATGGAATTTACAACCGGAATTTGATCGATATAAAAAGAATCAGAGAAGTTATACGCAGGAAGAAGGCAGCGGAGGATACGTTGGATCTGTACGGACTGGTAATCTTTGTTTTGACATCATTGATTGGGGAAATCATTTATGGTTCGATCTCTATGTTGGTGGCGTAGATACAGGTTATGGATACGGAGCTGAGAATTATCCGTATGATTATTGTGATGTAGCAAGTTTTGCATGGAATGACGATCTGACGGATGTATCTGATGACGATTTTAAAATGGAACTGGAAAAATATATTGAAAATCACATCAATACATTTAAGGAGTATGATACAGATTTTAAAGTGATACATGTAAATCTTGTTGATAAGGCAAATGAAGAATTAAGAGAGTGGTAGGTAATAATATGGGCGTTAAAAATTTATATGGATATACAGTAGATGCATTGGCTACTGGAATTGTAAGAGCTGACAGTATCGATGACGCAAGAGAAAAAGTTAAAGTTGCTTATAAAGCACATAGCGATTGTTATGATGAACAGAGAGATAACATTTCTGTCTGGAAATTGGATGAAAACTCATGGTTTGAGGATAATCCAGATGTAATTGAAATTATGGAACATTAGGATTGTGATGAATCAAGAGTTTCTTTAGATGATTGGAGGAATAAATATGTGCATGTATTGTGAAAGAAGAACAGACATAAAATCTGGATGGGAACAACCGAAACTTCCATACCATAGTGATAATCTAAACGAAGGCAAACTGAATGGAAATGTATTAGAGAATGAAAAATGGGACGGTGTTATTCATGATTATCAAACCATTACTCCAGAATTAGTTCTCACTTGTCCTGGTTATTTTAACGGAGAGGGTGTTGGTTCTATTTGCATTCCAATAAAATATTGTCCTGAATGTGGAAGAAAATTGGGAAATAAAAAATCATAAGAAATGAGGATTTCTTAAAAAAGAGAGGTTGTCAGTATGAGCAGAAAAACAAAAGATATAGATCACGAACTTTGTGATTATGATGAAGCATATGATCGTGAATCTGCAAGTGATATTGGATGGTGTGGTAAATGTAAAATTCCAGAATGTCCATATAATAAAGATTTGAATGAAAAGAGACGAATGGGTTGGAAAAATCCAAAGAAACGATGATTTGTTTCAATAGAAGAATGGGAAAATAAGATATGAAACCAAGACATTTTCTGATAGCAGATATTGATGAAAAAATAATTGTCGAAGAAACAACACGAAAAGATATTCTTGGACATATTGATGAACACCTTGAAAATATAGAACATGGAAATGATATGAGCGATTATGCATTCCGTATTTTATATAAGGACGGTTCAACAGATGGAGTTTCTGGAAACGATTATGATGAACATAAAATAAAAAGAATTAACATTTTATCTATTGTCGTAGATAATCCATGTACTTCAATAACATATGGTAACTATAAGATAAATCAATATGGCGTTGTAAATCCATCAAGTGAAATGGAAATTGATGACAATATCATAGAGGTGACAAATCATGAATAAGTATACAGTTAGAATTATCATGGACGAACTAGAAATATGTGCAGAATCTGAAGATAGAGCAAATGAAATCGCACAAGAAATTTTAGAAGGTGATGCAAGAACACATCTTAATCACGGTTGTTTTATAGCCGGATTTGAAACAGACTTAATGGAAGCAGATGTTGATGAAACAGAAACAGAAATTTAGAAATGAAACAATGATTCACTGTGGAAAGTGAGGAAAATATTATGACATGGGATGAATTAAACAAAAAATACCCTGAAGCAAGGGACGAAATGAGTGTAGACAGAGAAAGAGAATTTTTAAAAGACCTGTATGACGCTTATGAAACTGTTGGATTTGTAAACAAATTTTGGACGCCATTTGATTTGCATAATGAAGACAAAAGTTATGTTGGGAAACCATTTAAGGTAATTGGAAGATGTGAGGAAGGTAAGGAATGGGATTTAGAATCTTTACCTGCATGGAAAATCGAATTTGAAGATGGACATAAAATGGATGCATATCCAGAAGAAATTTACTTAAAATACATGATTGCAAACGGGTATAAACCACAATGAAACGGAAATTTCAAAAGGAGTGTGAAGAAACAATGAAAATTATACAAAAAGGGAAGCCAAGACATAAAAATTGTCCTACGTGTGGTTGCTTGTTTGAATATGATATATGCGATATTGATCATATACCAGGGATGACATTTCTAAATAAGGGAACAGATGTTATTTATTGCCCACAATGCAGAGAAAGAATATTGGAAGAATGTGGACTTGCTGTTAATAGTTTAGGACATTTTAAATAACACGATGAACAGCACATTTAATGTGTAAAAACGGGAGGAGTCTTATGGAATTAATAAAAGAATATTCAGAAAAATATGGAATGAAAGAAGTAGTAAATAACTATGGCGAACATCGTCAGACACGAGAAAAGAGTATAGTGTTTCCTAATGGATGGGTTGCTTCTATTGTAAAAAATAATGGAATTGATGTATGGCAACCTGGTGGTAAACATATAAAAGAATTTAAGTCAAATAAAAAATATTCTGTTGCGATGTGTAATTATGATGGATATTTTGATTGGGAAATTCTTAATAAGTATGGTGCAATCGAAGGTTGCATTTACTGTGATACGGAACTGGAAATACTGGTTGCTTGTGAAACAATTAGGAGATTATAAAAAACAATGAAAGAATAATTTGTGAGGTGAAAATTATGAATAACGTACATGATAAAGTATTTACTTGTCCAAGATGCAATAATAAAACATTGTATCCTATAAATGGAAATGAAGATATTGTAGGCATTGGTTATCATGAAATTTGCATATGCGAAGAATGTGCAGCAGAATTGTGGACAGAGCCGCAATATGATTATAGCGTAAAATTTGTTGAGATAACAGAATAATTACATAATGAAAACCGCATTTCGGTAGAAAGGAAATAAAATGAGAAGTATTGCTTGTACGATGATTAGTTTTGTATGTTGGTACGTTGGGATTCATTCTAATAAGAAAGACTGTTATATGCCATTTCGATTCGCTTTAGTAATTACAGGAATTGGCACGTTAATTACATCAATTATCCTAATGGCAGCTGGGTTGTAATAGTAAGAAAATCGTATTTTGAGGTGAAAAATATGAATGTACGAAAAATGAAGAAATTTATAAATAAGTATGGTGTTATAACGCAAGAATATGTACGACCGAAAGGCACTGATCCTGATGCAGACTATTATGGCAAAGAAAGCTATTTCGTTGCATGGGATTCTGATTATTTTGACTTAAATGTAAGTAGCGGATATTTAACAAAATATAGAGCATATAAAGCAATTGTCAATGCTATAAAATTAGAATTACATAATATGGAGTGATATAAAATGGGATTATGGAAAAGAGCATATTATACAATTGAATGCAATCATTGTGGGAAATTATTAGAAGATGATGTAGGAGAAATGGCAGGCGTTACTAAAAAGGAAATTGCTATTAACACTGCTATAGATTGTGGTTGGAATCAAATTGGCAATAATACCTGGCTATGTACAGATTGTAAAGAGGATTATGACAATTTAGATTGATATAGAGGAGAATTGATATGGAAAAGAAACAGTGGATTATCACAAAGACAAACAGTGAAACACCGGAAGTTGAATTTTATAAGTTTGTTGGAACTGTGAATGAATTGAAGTGTAAGATTTTGCATATGGTTCAGAGCTGTTCCGCCGCAGAAGAGCTATTAGAAAATAATGACGAAAGGTATCCTGATAATGTTGAATACATTGAGTTCGACGAAGATAATCAGACAGCATTTATTGATGTAACAAATTACGATGAAGAGTATGATGAGGTATTCACAGCAAAGGCATTGGCAGCCATTGATTTTGTTTTGTTGGAGGAAGTGTAATGAAGAGAACATCAAGAGAAATCAAGAAACAAACAGAAGAATGGTTGGATGAACGGTGGGTTATTGCAAACATGGAAGACGCAAGACCACAAGATGTGAGTTATTACAATGGAGCTTTAAAAGCTCTTGAGTATGCTGGGTATGAATGGAAACGAGATAAGGACGGCAAACACACTTTATATAAATCATAATGAAAGCCAGATTTAGTTTGAAATTTTTTAATATTTTAAAATATAATAATTTGATGGAGGTCAAAAATAAACAATGAATGAAGATATGAAATATGGATATAACATTTGTGGACAAAGACTAAATGACGAAATTGATACTATGATCGAAGAAATACATAGAGCATATATGATACAAACCGATGAAAACGTAAAAAATCGTTTGGATGCACAGATAAAAATACTTTGGACGGTTGTGTCACATATTGAAGATGCATTGGCTGATATAACATAATGAAGCAGTCTTTATTTAATAAGGAGATGATAAAATGTATGTAATAGGTGTTTCTGATTGGAGATTTATAAAAATAATTAAAACAAGTGTGCTATATGATGGTAAAGATACATGGGCAGAAGTAAACTCTGTTGGCTATGATACATCATTAGATCAAACGACAATTTTCGCTGATATTGAGAAAGCAAAGGAAACATTAGAATATATAAAAAGTAATGCAGCAAATATACAATTCACAAATAGTAATTTTGTTGCGCAAGTTCTTGATGAAGATGCTGGATTTGATAAAACAGTCTATGCAAAAGAATTGAAACTTTTTGAGTTAGTGCCGGTGTTAGCTGATGATGGAAATGATTAACGAATGGAGATGCAATAAAATGTATGGAAATATTATTTGGTTTGAAAGTAAAAGTGAAAATATTATTGTAAGTTTAGAAACAGATCTTCGTCCAGTAGTCGGAGATAGCGTTCTTTTAAATGGAAAGAATTATAAAGTATATGAAGTAAAATGGATATTAGAACAGAAACCTGGACAGTGCGGTGTTATTGCTTATATTGAGTAGATGAAAGTAAGTTTTCGTTAAATTAAAGGAGGATAAAATATGGTTACAGATGATCTTGTTGCCGCACTAGAAGCATTGATTAATAAATTTGATACAGATGAGAAAAAGGACGCAGGAAATAGCGTTCTTTATGCATTAATGAATTTTGATGAAGACGAATGGTATGGAATGGATAACGAAGAGAAAGATCGTTGGATAAATCAATATTTATGATGATGGTAACGTGCGGAATTGAGTACTGAAAATGGTACATATGAGTGATATAATGGAATTATAAAGGAGGACAAGATTATGTTATTAGATTTGATTGCATGGGGAACCGGATTGTTTGTAGTTTTTGGTATTCCTTGGTTACTTGATCAGAAGAGAAACGATAGATAATTTATAGGAGGTATAATTATGTTAGGTATTGTTGGTTTGATTTTTGGAGCTTGTTGCATTGGTAGTGCTATTAGCTGTGTAAGTGATGACGCTCATGCTAAGAGAACATCTTCCTTTCAGGACTATAACGGAAACAATGTCTGCTTTGACAGATTAGGTCGGAAAATTGTAAATGGAGAAAGAACTTATCAAGATGTAAAATATGATGAATATGGAAACCGACATAATTATACTGTTGGATGTTCTAGTAATCATGTTTATGGAGATGAATTTGATCAACAGCTTGCAAGGGAAAGAGTATGGGACGAAAAAGACAAACAGCAATCTCTTCAGTTTGGGAAACTTGCTTATTTGAAATACTTTCCTGAAAAGAGAAAACGGCAGACGTGTGAGATTTCTACTGGAAAATATATTAGTTGCTTATATCACGAATGTTATGCAGATGAATATAGAAAATTCTATTCATTTGATGACAATTTAAGGACAAGTGCTCCTGGTGACTATGGTGTTGTTATTACTAAAGAGGAATATCAAAAATTAAAAATAGTCGGTGGAACAGAAGCAAATATGCCAGCTTGGGATGTTGTTCATAAATTACAAGATATCGGAATGGCAAAACAGAAAGAGAGAGAAAGTGTAAGAAGATAAGCACTTGAAACTCGAATTTCCTCATAAAACCGTCATGACAACGTATTAACATTGTATTGACAATGTGAAAAATGGAGAATATAATAATATCAAAGAAAGGAGTTGATTTATTATATGGCTAATACAAGTGTAACTGTAAGGATAGATGAAAAGGTTAAGACAGATCTTCAGGATCTTATGTCTGATTTAGGACTTGATATGACTACGTTTTTTACCATGGCAGCAAAACAAGCAATTAGAGAGCAAGGGATTCCGTTTTATATTTCTAGGGAGATGCCGAACGAGGAAACGATAGAAGCATTTAAGGAAGTTGATGAAATGAAAAAGAATCCTTCTATCGGGAAATCTTATACAGATGTAGATAAGATGATGGAGGATCTGTTGGTATGAAGTATGAAATAAAACCAACTAATAAATTTCAGAAGGATTTAAAACGGATTCAAAAGCGTGGATATGATTTGAATCTCATAAGTGAAATCATTAAGAAATTAGCGAACGGAGAGATTCTTCCAGAGAAAAACAAAGATCACGCTCTTACCGGTAATTATAGTGGAAGAAGGGAATGTCATATTACGCCAGATTGGTTATTGATATACGAATATGATGAAGAGGTACTGTATTTGTACTTGACAAGAACTGGTAGTCATAGTGATTTATTTTAATGGTGCTATTTATTAAATGGCACCATATTTTATAAAAGGAGGGATTCGAAAATATGTTTAAACATTACGGGGGTAGATGTACTATTTCAGAGATGTGAATGTAGTTTTGCAGATTTTTTAAAGCAGCAAGGTGTTGAGTATACTGTGCTTCCGTATTTGGATGATATTGTATTAAGATACAATGTCAATGGAGTACGGAAATATGCTTATATCACATATCCAAATACGATCGATGAATATGTAGAGTATGTATACATAACAACGGAAATTCCTGAAGATTTGAATTGGCAAAAAATAGAGTCTGATCGTATACATCAGGAGGCAGGTGATCCTCCTATGGAATTACCTACGAGAGCAAGAGTTATTTTTGATGATTGTAAACATAGGTGGCTTCAAGAGAATCCACCGAGAGATTTAATGGTATCATTCAAACCAAGAAAACCAGATCCAGAAGAAATGAGTCAGATGTTCATTGGATATAATACAAATCTCGAAGAGCTAAAAGAAATGGATCATCATGATGTACCAGAGTTAGACGAGGAAGAGTACAATGAAATATACCGTAGAAATGAGTTGTGGTCACAAAGAGGAAATAGATCTGATAGGAAAGACTAAAGAAAGAGAAAATAAAATCAGATATTATGAGCAATATGGTTTATGTAAAAAATGTTATGCAGAGAAAATAAATCAGGACAATAGTAATGGCTGCAATGAAGTAAAAATGCCATATGCAGATTATAAAAAACTGTGTCCTGAGTACAAGACAAAACGGAATAGTTACTGCGCTGATGATAAGACAGTTGTTGTGTATGTACCCGTTGAAGATAGATCTATGAATATAGATATTGATGATTATGATGATGTTATCAATATGCTATATAAAATTGGAACCACACCGGTTGAAGAAGTTAACTGGACGTTGGAAGAATATAAAAATCTGTATACCAGGATGATTAATAAATATGGAAAACGTAAAGTTGATACTGATTTAAAAGAAAAAGGAGAACAATAAAATATGAATGAAGGAAAAGAAGCGATTGATAAAATTCGTGAAAAGATCAATGTGCTTTTAAATGCCTTTAGCTGGACGAACGACTACGTGGAAGGCAGAAACCAAGTATTATATGAATTATTAGATTATTTAGACGAACTTGAAAGAGATATGTAAATGATTGTTCCATTTTAAAAGGAGTTTTAGTATGAAGAAGATGCCATATGAGATAAAAAAGAAAATCAGACAGTATGCAAATATACAAAATAAAGCAAAATATATTCAACGTGAACTTGAAGAGATGATTGAGTCATACGGGGTACCTATTGAGAATTTGATTGCTTGTGCAGATAAAATATGGGACAGCGATGAACCACAAACGGAAGCTCTTGCATTTTTAAATAATGGTGAATGTGATGATGTTGACGGAACTATAAATCAAATTGAAGAAGTATTTCTTTGGTTTGTTAATAGAAAGACGAAATAATAGTTTCATTTGAAGATTGGAGAGAGAATATATGAAAATTGTGAGTGTTGAATGGCTAACAGACGAAATCATGGAACGATTAAATAATGAAGAAACTTGTTATTTGTCAAGCGACAAAGAATATTGGTTATTTACAGATGATGATGTGTTTAATAAAATTAGTAAGGAATTTCACTTTGACGAAATAATAAGAAATAGAGAATATCCGATATATTCAATTTCTGTCACAGAATGGTTACATGGGAAATGTGAAGACAATGCTTTATCTACAACATTTATGGATACGCAATTTGATTGGAGTGATTATGATATAGATGCGGCTGCTGATATAGATGTATCTAAATGTTGTAACAATCAATGGGATCGAGTTATGATAAACTATGTGAGAAATGTAGTTGAAGAATCTATTTCATATAAATTAGAAGAATCGTTAAGAGAAATGGTGAATTACAAATTTGAAATGGATTATATAAAAAATGCTATAAAAAATGTTTTGGACTTAGAAGACAAACAATAACTAATGAAACCAAGTTTTCATGTGGAATATAAAGGAGAAATATAATTATGAGTAAAGGATTTGAATCATTTGATGGTGGAAAGCCATTTTTACGACCTGAAAAGCCCTTTATGTTAGTGTATGAAAGTGAAAAAGATGGATTGTCTATTGCGTGGTTAGAAACTGAAGAAGATATGATGGAAACTATTGAAGAAGTAAAATCTTATGGTGGTATAATTGTTGATGCAATAGAAATTGGAAGTTGTAGAGAAATTGATATTGATGAAATATAAGTTTACTTTGGATGGAGTTGATAATATGAATGATGTATTGGAACAGCGTTTAGCTGCTAAAAAGCGAGATTTAAAACAAATGCAAGATTTTTTGAAAATTGATATGGAAAATAATATTAATAGTCTAAATTATGAAGATAATGCTATCAATACATTATTAAATATGAAGAAGCTAAAAACGGAAATTGCGGAGCTGGAGTTGATATTGCAGTTGTATATTATTAATCATAATTGAATAAATTACGAAAAATATTTTGTCTCAACAAACCATGCATGTTCATGGAGGTTGTACTGAAGTTTAAATTGTTTCTGCTTTCCGTGATCAACAACGGTGCACAAAAAGTTGACCCAGTTGTCGCCAAATGTAGAATCAAGGACAGTATATGTTTCTATTTTGAGTTTGACCCAGTTGATCGTTACGTATAATGGCTTGATATCACCGGTAGAAGAAAATACGGCGATAACTGGAACGCAACGTATGTGTTTCGCATCAAAAACGGAATTAGATAATGTCATGATTGTACCTCCTGAATAATAATATACAAACATATGTTCTAAAAGTCAAGAATGGAAATGATAATTATGAATGGAAAAATCTAATATTTATATGGAGGTGCAATTTTATGGGTAAATATTTAGATCAATGTGCTAAAGATGCGTGGGATGTCATAAGATGTAGAAAAAAGATTATAGGAAATAAAATTATTGAATGTAATCTGACAGATAAAAATATAGAAAGTCAAGAAGAAAATTATGGTTGGCTTGCTCAAAATGACACATTTTATTCTGTCGAATTTTGAAATCATCAAGCATGGGCTTCTCAATATTTATTGAATGAATATAGAAATGGAAACATTGAATTAGAATATGACGAATATCCTGGCGATAAGTTATGTGAACTTGGATTCATTTTACTTCATAGTCCACATAAATATGATTTCTTTGTCACAAGAGATTATAAAAAGAGAATTACTAATAAACAGAAAGAATTTCTCATTGATTATTTTGAAAAGAGAAATATGAATCAGTGGTTAGAGAAATTATATCAAGAGGAAATCTAAGTTTAAGATCAAATTAAAATATAAGGAGTTTTGATTTTATGAGAAAGAATACGTATGGAATTAACATTAATTATAATGCACAGTATAAATTGTATCAGTTATCTATATTAGGAAAATACATTTATAATATAAAAGAAAATGATTTAATAAATAATTATGAAGACTATTTAGATGATCCTATGAACCCCGATGGAATTATTGTTGCAACTTTGAAAGCAATTGATAAAGTAAAAAAAGATGGTTGGTATATTGAAAAATATGCTGATATAAAAACAATTAGAATGGAAGTAATAAAACAAATTAGTGAATTGTTTGATACTGTAAACGCAAAAGAGAGAAAAGATGAAATTTAACATTCCTTAGAAAAAGAAAGAAAGGATAATAATATGGAAAAGAAAATATTTACTTTAGAATTAACAGAAGAACAGGCTAAATGGGTTAGAATCGCACTTGATACAAATGGAGATAAACAAGATGAGGCAGGTCATAAAAATAGAGCTGAATTCCTGTATGGACTTGCAGAAAAATTAAGGATGAAAGAATGATTTACTTGGAAGATTGGAAGAGGTGATATAAATGGAATGGAATGATTTAAGCAATAGTGCAAAATCTATCATTGAATGGGTTGAGAATCCATTTACAAATCAAAGAGAAACGATTGAAATTAAAATTGGAGAAGTATTCCACAGAAAATGTCCAACGTATTGCGGAGATAATAGGAAACATCCTGATATTGATATTGTTGTAACTAAAGAATTATATCAAGAAATTTTGAAATTTGTAACTGAAGATAACGAAATTCAATGCGAGCAATTTATGGATGGTTTATTATTTAAATTAAAAGAAGATAGTAATGTAAAACTGCATTAAGGAGTGAGTAATGAATTGACGATTTCTTGAGAACTGAAAGTTGGTGATTGAATGAAAATAACAAGATTTAAAGATATTCCTCAATTTACATCTAGTGGATCATATCAAGTAAATTATCCTCTTACAAGTCTTGTAAGAGAAATTGAAGAAGAAGTCAATGAAATGGGATTGCAACTTAATCCTGAATTCCAAAGAGGACATGTATGGACTGAGGAACAACAAATTGCATGGCTTGAGTATCATTTACGGGGAGGTAAATCTGGGAATACAATTTATTTGAATAATCCATTTTGGAATTCTTATAGAGAACCGAAGAAAAATGAGTATTCTGATTATGTATGTGTTGATGGCTTACAAAGAATAACAGCAGCGCAAAGATTTGTTCATAATGAAATTAAAGTATTCGGTTCATATTTTAAAGAATATGAAGATAGACTTAGACTTGCAAATGATGCGACAATGATTTTAAATGTAAATAATCTTAAAAGCGAAAAAGAAGTTCTTCAGTGGTATATTGATATGAATGCTGGTGGAACGCCACATACAAGCGAAGAGATTGAACGAGTTAAGGAAATGATGAAAAAATTATAAGTAGATGAAAAATTGCTTTCAAGAGAATGGAGATAAGAATATGAGCAATATGGGATATAGACCGAAATTTTATGATTGTACCATAGACGGAATAAAAAGTGTCAAAGGAAAAAATTTATTTGTATTACATTGGAAAGATTCAAAAGGCGATGGAAGTATGCCGATTCAGGTAGATCAACCATCAGAATTAATTCTTAAAAGAATGAAAGAAATTGTAGATGGAAAGCGAGATAAATTATACCTGACAAGAGGAATGAGAGATATTGATGTTTCGTATCTCGGTGACAATAAATGGCAGCTATATGATGAATTTGATGTTTATGAATTTGAAATGGCTATGTAAACACAATAAAAAATTGTTTTTAAGAGAATGGAGAAAACAATATGACACTAATGATTGAAGCTGAAGTTTCAGATAAAAACGTAGCCGATTTAAAAAAAATGGGATATGATATTTGTTCTCCATTCTCGGCAAATATTATTCTGGATTATGGTGATAAAGTAATTTATTGTAATAGTCGTCCTGGAACGATAATCGAAAAAGACGAATGAGTAGGAGATTATAATGACAAATTATTCTAATTTTACTGGAAAACTTATAAAAATGAATAAACCGTATCCAATTACAAACGAAAAAGATGAAATCCTAGGATACACAGAAATCGGAGATATGGCGGTTATTACATTTGCAGAAATAAAAAATAAAACTGGATACAAAAAGTTGGTAGATATTTCTGATGAGTTGGTTATTGGAATTCCATTTGATACAGAAAAAGAAGAAGGATATTTCGAGACGGTGATCGTATCTGGAAAGTTTATAGGTGTTGATTCATTAGCTTTAGATCTGTCAGATATAATGGATTCTACATTTATTTTTAATCATATTGATAATAAAGGCACTATGATGATTGATAATCGACAAATTAATTATGAATATATGACTTGAGGGAAATATATGAAACTTAAACCAAAAACAGAAATTGTGTCTTGTAATAATTATATGAGATTTGATCCTTTATATAAATGCTACTGTCCACAATGCAATAGAATATTGAAAAGAAGTGATAGTGTATGTGCTTGTGGACAGGAAATTGATTGGTCTGAATGGATGTAAAAATAATAGATTTATACAATATGACAGATATCGAAGTATTAAGAAATATTGCTAAAAGTTATATGGTACAAATGAAAAGAGACACAGAAGCAAATAATGGAACTGATAATATTTTTAAAAAAAGATATTGGTATTTCTTAGACCAGGACGAAACCGGCATAACGGTATACACAGAAGATAGTTCCCATGCGTGTTTTCTTGGTTATGATGAAGCTGATATTTTTTTGGTTAGTAAGTAGACGAAAGATTGTTTTCGAAAGGAGATTTTAAATGAAAGAAAATTTAGTTTATATGTTAGGTATTGAGTTATTTGTATTTGATGGATATGCAGATGTAATGGAGGAAGGAACACAATATAAAGTTTCAGAATGGCAGCTTATTGATATGGAAAAGTATAATGGGAAATATGCCGTAATTGGATTTGATGGTTCATTAAAAATTTATGAGGAGGATGGCAAGGAACTATTTGATGGTTCATTACTTGATTCAACAGATTATGTTTGGAAATTGAAAAATAAAATTAAATAGATAAAACAGACATTTAGAGAGGAAAATAGTATGAACGAGAAACTTAAACAAATAATGGAAAAAGAAAAAGTGGAAATGTTACAGAGAGCTTGTAGTAGACTGGAAGGATTTAGTGCTTTACTAAAAACTAATTTAGCGTCACGGAACATTAAGAATAACGATAAGAATCATGGTATTTATTATGCTGTCAACGTCATAGAAGAGAATGTGAGGATTATTAATTCTATTATCTCAGAGGAATATGGCGAGTATATTGAGGATTTTGGACAGTATATGAATGTACCAGAATAATAATGTAAATTAAATTAAACAAAAATAATATATTTTGTCAATTATATTTGACATTAAGAAGCAGAACGTTCTGCTTCTTTTTTGTTACAAAAAAATTAGAAGGGAGAATAAAGTATGAAATATGAAATTGGTTATATTGGAGATCCTGCGATAAGCGATATACATCATATTAATATCAATATTGATGAAAATAATTACAATGTTATTTTTGGAAAGTATATAAACGGAGGTTTCTTTTCGATTCCAAATAAGAATTGTGGAGGTGAGCTATCACGATTTGATGATGTGTTTTGGAATACAGAATCGATTTATAGGTCTTTAAAGAAGAAAAAGGCGGCTGAAGCAATTGCAAATGCGATAGCAGATTATATGGAAGTAGAGAATAAATAGTTAGGAGGATTTGGTTATGGAACAGAACAGATATGCTACGAAAAAGAAAGGCAAGACTGAAGTTTATCCTTTTTGGAATATGGCTGATATTAAAAATGTTGTCGAGTGGTTTGAAAATAATAATGAATGGGATGGATATCTGATTACTATGTTAGAGCTTCTTCTTGGAAGACGTATTGGGGATACTGTAATGATGAAGTGGTCGGATCTGTATTATGAAAAGGGTAATCGAAAGAATAAGATTGACAGCATTGAAGAGCAGAAGACTGGCAAAGTTACAAACATTCCAGTAAGTAATATGGTATGGGAAGCAGTTGATAATTATTTGCAGCATACAGAAGTAGATCCTATGAAACATTACAATGATTATATTTTTGAATATAATCCTAAGACAACTTGGTTAAAGAGGGATGTTAATTCTATTATATATAAAAATGTAGAGATTTGGTGTGATGCGTTACAAAAGGATTTTTCTGATAAAAGAAGAGAGAATATTATTTCAGATTACAAAAAGCAGAAACAATACGAAACGATTGGTGAATATCTTCATTATGTTGTTGAGTATAACGATGTTGTAAAGCATCAGACCGATGATTATAGAAAGAAGTTAAAGAAGGCGGTAGAGGCAGCCAACATCCAATATGCCGTAAGTTCACATAGCTTGCGTAAATCTTTCGGTTATTGGATCCATAAGACTCATCCATTCGATCCTGATTGTTTATTATCTCTTCAGAAGCTGTTCAATCACACAGACCTTCAGACTACTATGAATTATATTGGATTAACAGAAGAGAAAAATAGACAATACATTAACGACCATGGAGAGTTTATTAGAAATGTATTGGTTGGTAATGGAGATGAGATTGTAAAGAATATGCCGGTAGTGTCATTAAAGTCTGATGATTTTGGAGAAATAATTAAGCAGGTTATTAAAAATGTTCAAGCCGGTAACGATCCTGTAGATGTATACCAGGCTGCAATCAATATGGCAAATGAAAGACGTGTTTTGTAATAGGAAAGGAGAATATAATACCATGTTGTATTATTTAGCAAAAAGATTTCAGCTGAAAAGACTGAGAAAATTATTTTGTAAGATTGGATGGCATAGTAATATTGATGGATATTCCATGTTGAATATTGAAGGGAAAATGTATTGCAGATGTCCGTGGTGTGGGAAACACTTAGATACAGAAAGTGTATTTATGAAAGGATGATTTTTGTAAAAAGAAGTAATTCAAATCAATAATTCAAAATTAAGCTAAGAAGTGAAATTAGGAACTAAAAAATTGAGTTTCTATTTGAGTTCCATTCAATAACTAAAAAACAAGTTAAAATCCACCGGTAATACGGAAGAAATCGAACTACTGAGGAAAATTCGGTAGTTTGGCAATTAAAGAAAGAGAGGATATATATTTATGATTATTACATTAATTACTATTATTATACTTGCTTTAGGTGTTATCGGCTCTATTTTTTCATACGTGGACGAGTTGGTTTTACAGTCAGAAATTTGTGAACTCTCTGGAATATATTGAATTGGAAACTTAGGATTTAATGGAGGTAGAAAAAATGTATAAAGCAACAAATATTGATACGGACAAGGCTCTCAAAGCAATCAATGATTCAAGAGCAATACAGGAAAGAGCGTCACAGCTTAGATCGGAAAAAGAAAGATCTTACATGGAGGGACTGAACAAAGGACTTGATATTGCTGAAAGTCTTTTTGAATGTTCAAATTATGAGAAATCGGCGCAGGAGGCAACTTATACAGATGGTGTCTGCGAGGTACTCTATGAACTTGGAAAAGAACTTGATATACCAACTCAGGATATAAGAGATAATATTGCATCGGTAGATGAAGCCTGCGCTCTGTTTGCAGACAGGATTCGGGAAGCAATAGCAAGAGATAAGGATCAGTAAACTGAAATATTAAGATTTATGGAGGCATTTGTATGAGAAAAATACATGAATGTGCAGAAGATATAAAAAATATTTTAAATGATGCAGAACGAACCGAAGAGGTTGACGGAGATATGTTATGTAGTATTAATGAGTTGGTGGATGAAATTTTATCAATATATTGTTTAGAAAAACAACAAAGAAAAATGGCTATAGCTGAAGAAAATGAGATTCTTTCAGAAGAGGCTAAAAAAGCAGGATGGAAGTCTGGTGTTATGAACATCTAAACTGAAATATCAGAAAAATTGTGTAACGAAAGGAGATATGCATGTTAAGTAAAATGAACGATCTGATGGGCGGCTATACCGGATATACCGTTATAGTTACCACTAAGTATGTCCAGCGGCGCAGACACAAAAAGAAGCGCATCAATAAAAAGTGGATTAAGCGGTATGGATACATCGCTAAAGATTGGCAAAAACGTGGAGAAACGGTTGTCGATCAGGTACATATGACCATATATATGAATCAGGCAACATATAATGATCTGATTATTGCCCTAAAGAATAGGTAACAGAAAGGAGCAAGGATGGAGAGACTGACAACTAGAAATATAGCAGGAGTGGCAGTATATAAGCATCCGTTTGAATGCGAAAGATGCGGAGAGGAAATTTGGAGACTGCCTGATTACGGTAACGGAAGTCCAACGGAGAAGCTAGCAGCTTATGAGGATTCCGAGGAGCAGGGATTGCTCCTGCGGTTGCCGTGCAAGGTGGGAGATACAGTTTATGTAGTCACTTCTCCATTTAATGTGTTTGATGATATTGAATATGATGAGAACATGAAAGACGAAGTCTATGAAGCTTATGTTTCTAGTGTATCATTCTATGAAAGCGGAGAACAATTTAGAATTTACGCTAAGGTAACAAATCATTTTATAGGAGCATATTTTAGAGAATGCGATTTTGGTAAAACGGTATTCCTCACAAAATCCGAAGCCGAAGCCAAGCTGGCAGAAATGAGAGGTGCGGAATGAAGAGAGAAGAAGCTATTTACTGCTTAAAGGCTCAGAGTGAACGGTACTCAGAGGTTTGTGAAGAATGTCCTCTGTACGGACAAACTGGAGTAGATCATTGCTGTGAGGATGCATTGCAAATGGCAATCACCGCCTTGCAGAATCAGCCAGTGTGGATTCCAGTAAGTGAGAGACTGCCGGAGAAAAACGGTAAATATCTTGTCTTTTTAACTAATCCTGTTAGAAACCAATCTGATAATGTGTTTACAAGTTGGTACAACGTATATTACAAAGAGTTTGAGACAGAGAAATCCTTGGATTATGTAAAAGCCTGGATGCCACTGCCGGAACCGTACCGGGAAAGCGAGGGAAAATAATGGCGAACAGAAATACATTACACATTTCTAAATTGGAAGCATTTAAAAATTGGCTGATAAAGGACGGCTGGGAAATTCTCCCGCTGTCAAAGAATCCATATGAAGTATTGAGAGCAAGTAAGATGGGAATATCAAATCCTCTGATTGTGTATTCTGGAAAAAGCAAGGAGCATCTTTCCTTTGCAAATGAATGGTTGCCGGTAGTAGAAGCATTTTTACATAAAAAGACCAACGCAGACCGGATCAGGAGCATGACGGAGAATGAAGCGATTGAAGAATTAAAATATGATTGTAATGAACTTGGAAAAGCAATTCCATGTGATACATCATGGGGTGAATCCTTTGAAAATGCTTATGCAATGGCAATAAGCGCACTTGAAGAGGTACAGCAGTACCGGCAGATCGGCACGGTGGAGGAATGCCGTGAAGCTGTGGAGAAGCAGACGGCGAAGAAACCAACACTTATTGACTATAAAAAATATGCAAATTTCGTAGATAATGTAGATTTTCTTCAAGATGCATATTGGTGTCCTAATTGCAAACGAGTTGTAAGAAGCGGTTCTTTTTGTAGAGATTGTGGACAGAAATTAGGTTGGAGTGATGAAGAATGAATGATTTATCCTATGAATTTAAAAAGCAGGAGACGAAGAAAAACGGAAGTTTTTATTACAAAAAAGGAATGGGAAAAAGAGAAATTCCCGATATGTCTCCGTATCAGTATGGCTCATTGTTGAGCAGAAAGAAAAGAGGTAGGAGATGAGTGAAGAACTTAAGCTGTGTCCATCATGTAAGAAAAAAAGTGCTATCTTATGCGAATTTTACATAAAATGCATGAATTGTGGAAGAATGATGATGTTGAAAGAAGATTACAATGAAGAAAAGCTGATTGAAGCATGGAACAGGAGGGCGAACGATGAGAAGACTGATTGATGCGGATCATTTGTTATTTCTTCTCAATTCTGCGATAGAGTTGCGGAAGAAATTACACAGAAATACATCAGATTTAGATATGATGGTTGATGCTGTTAATGATGAGCCGACCGCCTACGACCAGAACAGAGTTGTGAAGCGGTTGGAAGAACGCACAGCATTCTTGAAAGACTGTACAAAGTATGGAAACAAAACAGAAGAGCAGCAGTCAAAATCCTACGACACTATGATGATGTATGAGGTCAAGGATTTGGTAGATGATTTGTTGGAGATTGTAAAGGCAGGTGGAGCAGATGCGTGATTGCAGAAATTGCAAACACTTCATAGCAAAAAAAGTAAATATGAATCAGTATAAAATTTTTAAAAGTATTTTAGTTACCGAATGTGTAAAAAAGAAAATTCAACTTCTTCCTTTTGAGCATGAAAGGAATTCCAAATACTGTGATTATTTTAAAGAAAGAGGTGGGGCAGATATAGAATAAAATATCTATTTCGAGTCATCTTCAAATAATAAAATATCGTTTGGAGTGCAGTTAAGAACTCTGCATAATTGTTCAAGGGTATCAAAATAAATACGATCTGTGTTACCTTCGTATAAATTACATGCTGCTTTATATCCTATTTTAAGTTCTTTTGATAATTGGTTTCGATTCATACCCTTAGCATCAACTAATGATTTTATATTAAGTCTCATATATTTATCTCCTTGACATTATATACTTTAACACATAATCTTAAGAAAATAAATATATTTTTAAGAATATACCCTTGACAATATAATCTAAAGAGTGTATAGTATGAACTATCAAAGGGAGACACGAAGATAAATGCGTAGGATTTACATACTAGGAAAGGAGAGGTGACTACGACATGAAAAGAGGAGAAATCTATTACGCAGATTTGAGACCAGTTGTAGGATCTGAACAGGGAGGAATTCGTCCTGTGCTTATCATTCAAAATGACGTTGGCAATAAATATAGCCCTACAACTATTGTTGCTATTCTGACTTCTAAAGAGAAGCCATCCCTTCCTACGCATGTGTTGCTAAAGAGTAGCGAAGAGAATGGTCTTGAAGTTGACTCTACAATTGAATTAGAGCAGCTTAGAACTATTGACAAAAAGAGAATAAAAGATAGGGTTGGAAAAATCAGCGAATACGATAATGACAGAGTATTAAATGCGCTTAAAGTTAGTATGTGCATTTAAGGGAGGGTAGTATTATGAATATGACTGAGACTTACAAAGTAGAAAGCTATGATGAAGCAATTGCTGTTTTACAAAGATTAAAAGAAAGTGGAGCTAAATGTAATATTACTATCTATACATTCGATTTTGATAGGAATTTGGAATCTCATAAAATAACTACTCCTGAGAGCGTATGTATTTTGGTTGAGAAATCAAAGACGATAATTATGAACAATGATTCATATGTACCTCATATGCAGTTATTTTCCATGGTTCAATCACCTGAGAATATTACTAGAAAAGGTATTATGCATGACGTTTTACTTTTGCGACTACCAACTAATGAGTCCTGAAAATAGGACTCATAGATAAATAAAATAATAATATCAAACAGAAAAACAAACAAACGTTCGATTTTTATATTGACAGAACAGATGTTCGGGTGTAGAATCATAATTGTTCCAAACAAAATAAAAAATGCAGCCTAGCGATTCAACCGGTGTTGGCGCACCTTTCTACTAGACTGCACTACATAACAACTTCGGAGAATACTCCAAAGAGCAGTGCTTGCACACTACTATATTATATTGTACATATTTTTCCAATAAATGTCAACTGATCAAAGTCAGGTTTCATCTGGAAAATTCGGGCAAGTCTGCTAATAAATTCAAAGATTTTACAACTTAATACAGAGAATAAAATTATAGCCCTTTCGCCAAGCGGTAAGGCACAGCACTTTGACTGCTGCATTCGCTGGTTCGAATCCAGCAAGGGCTGTTTATGCGGATGTACCCAAGTGGTGATGGGGCTGTTCTTATAAAGCAGTTGCCGTTGGTTCGATTCCAACCATCCGCACTATATCAATGTGCCAGGAGATGGGTTCATGGCTTAATTTACCCCATGCTATGCGCAAATAAAATTAGCAAAACAAAGCATTGATATAATTTGTGCCATTAGCTCAGTAGGTAGAGCACCGGACTTTTAATCCGGGTGTCATAGGTTCGAGTCCCATATGGCACATTATCAAATATAGAAGAAAGGAAAATTTCATTATGGATTATGTGATTAAAAATAATCGAAATTGCTATATCCGTCTGGATGATAACGGTACAGCGATTAGTTGCTCAGAAGCAAAGCGTGATTTATTTAATGAAACAAAGGCACGTAATATTTTAAAAGGTCTTCCAAAAGGGTTAAGGAATATGGGATTTAGAGTAGAAGCAATCCCAGATATTCAACCGAAAAAGATGGACGATGAAGAACGGAAAGAGAATTTTAGAGTTCTTCAGGGTGGTAAAAGAACAACGTCAGAGAATATTTCCAGATGGATCGAGATGTTTGGTCAGTGTGATGATGTTCTGAAGAATGCTTCTGAAAGATATAGATTTCTCGAAGAAGAACTACATAACAAAGATTTAGAACTAATGGATATTTTACATACTATTGAAATGAGTGGATCATTTGATTTGTTCCGTGGATGGAAACTCTACAAGGATATTAAACAGAATAGAGAATCAAGAAGAGATATTAAGGATGAGATTCTTATCATAAATAATGTCCTGCGAGAAATGAAGTTTAATTGGTTTAGCAGAGAAAGAACTGAGAAGGCTATCCAGGGACTATTTGATAGGAAGTATACATTTAGAATTGTAGAGGAGGATGATCAGAATGATTCTATGTAAGGATTGCGGAATCCCTATGGTGGACGCAATGTCATTTTCAAATGAAGGCAATGAGAAGTTTAATAGATGTCCAAAGTGTTATGCGGAAACAAAGCACGTAAAGTTACGTGAATCTGATTTGGATTTTGGAGAAGTATTACATAAGGCTATTAATAGAAAATAAAAGGTAGGGAAATATAGTGACGACGAAAGATTTAGAGCTTAAAGAAAAATTATCACGACTTACTGAAGAACAAGAGAAGATAATTAATGAATATTGTGAAAACGATATGAAAAAGCTGAAAAGTATTAGCTTTAATGCTTTTCGTGGTTACAATATTCCTCTTTCTGAACACGATGATTTATATGATGATGCAATGAAAGTTCTTTTGGAAAGTGTAGTTTCATATGACGAAAGCCAAAATACTTGTTTCAATACTTTTCTGACGAATAATATTAAAAATTCAGTCGCTGATTGGTATAGAGACAATTACAAAAGAGCTAAACGTAAGAATTTATTGTGTGACAAAAACGGAAATATCATAAGAGTCGATAAAGACGGAAATATAACAAAGGATGAAAAAGGGAACCCGATTATTATCTACGATACCTCATTCGATATGCCTACAGAAGAAGATGGCAATGATGGTAATTTAAAAGAAAAAGTTGCCTCGGATTTCAATGTAGAAGATGAAAGTCAATTTGATTTTGAAATCGATGAGAAGGTAGAAGATTTTATTAAGTCCTTGAGTAAAATACAGCAACAGATTGTGCGTTTGAGAATGTTAGAAACTTCATCTGAGAGTATCAAGCAAAAGCTTGGCATAACAGAAAGTAAATATAAAAGAGAAGTTGAAGCTATTAAAATGAATAAAGGATTTTCTGCATTCACAAAAAATAAGGATGATGGAAATTACAAAATGGAGGACAAAAACATGGCAGAAAGAGTTATTGAAATTAGCGAATCTGAAAACTATCGCATGGACAAGATGAGTATCTATTCTTTGTTACAGGATAAGAAAAATGGAGATATGGATTGTAACTACATTCTTCAAAGAGAACCGTTTCAGTGGACACCAGAAGAAGCAAATAGATATTTTTGTCGTATCCTTAGTAACTTACCTATTCCTGAAATCATTATCTGCGAACAGAAAAAGAAAGGATTAACTATTTCCCATCTGATTGATGGATTGCAGAGACTTTCTTATGCTGAAGCTTTTAAAGAGAATAGAATGAAAATCAGTGCATCTGGTGCGGAACGTCATTTAATTCAGTATAGAGAGTTTGAATTAGATGAAAATGGCAATAGAATTCTTGATGAAGATGGATTGCCAAAATATGAGATGAAAGTATTTGATGTTGTAGGAAAATATTACAGAGATCTTCCTGAAGACCTTAAAAAAAGATTTAATCAGTTTAATGTAAATGTTACAAAGTTCTTTGATTGTACAGATGAGCAGATTGCGGATCATATTCGTGATTATAACAACCATGCTAGTATGAACAAGGAACAAGGTGGACTGTTAAATGTTTCTACTGAGACTGCCGGTTATATTAAGCATATTTCTCAGAAGAATTCTTTCTTTAAGAACTGCGGAAAGATTACAAGAAGCAATGAGATCAAAGGTAAACTTGAGAGAGTTGTTGCTGAAGCAATGATGCTGTTATTCTTCAGAAATTCTTGGAGTGCAAAACTGGATGCTATTTATAAATATGTAGATGAAAATGCAACAGAGCAACAGTTTATGAAACTCAATTCTCATCTCAATAGATTAGAGTTGGCAATCGGAGACAATAACCAGGAATTAAATGATATGCTGACTCCTACAACGATGCCTATGTGGATTGCTGTATTTGATAAGTTTACTACATATAACATGGATGATTCCAGATTCATCGATTTTCTGAATGCATATAGAACTGAACTGAAGGATAAGGAAGTTGATGGAATTTCCATGGCAGATTTTAAGGATCAGCAGACAAAAAAGAAAACTACAATTACCGGAAAGATCGATTTGCTTGTAAAGCTTATGAATGAGTACTTACATATTAACGAAGATCCTATAGACGATAAAAAGTCTGAAGAGTCTGAAGAGTCTAATACTGTTACAAATGATACTGTTATTGGATTCGTTCAGAGCAATGTAAATGCAAAAGTAGACGATGAGGATATCTCATTTTATGAGGATATGGTAGACGACTGTGTAAAGATTGATTCTCCTGTTTACATTGCATGTAAGACTGCATTAGTTGCTATTATGGCTTATGCTTGTATGAATGATCAGGATCTGAGTTTTGAGGACTGGATTAAGAAGTATGAAAGTAATAATTCGTCTTTCAGTCCTGATCAGAAGGTCAATTATACATACATGAAGCGTGATTTTGATGAATTTGTTAAAAATGTAGAAGAAAATTCAAAACAGAAAACGGTAGCAGTAGCATAGGAGGGTGTATAAAAATGTCATATTGGACTTATATAAATGGAACAGTAACTGTTAGTCCTATGGGTAGAACCCAGGCTGAAAAAAGATATGTTCTTGATACGGTATTAAACCATTTACCTGTTGTCACTGGATCCGAAAGAGATATGAATGTCTATATTATACAAAAGGATAGATCTAACAGCTCTTGTTCGTGCGATGAATTTGGAGAAAGAACTAATAATTTAGTTGATGAACATGGGCAAAGAACAAGGAATAGAGGATGGATGCATACACAAGATGACTATATTCTTGTATTAGATGCTGCTTTAAGGGATAGAGAATTTGAACAGACTTATAGAGAATTTATGAAGTGGTTTGTACGACTTTGTAAGCGAGTTGGATGTAAAGATATGCTCGTAGAGATTACAGGATATGATAAGTCTACTATTATTAAAGACAGAAATATTCAGAAAAAGAAATATTCGTATAGAAGCGTGTTCAGTGCATTATTCGAAGATCCAAGTTGGCACAAAGATTCTGATGGAGAGCCGAACTGGTGTGAATATTTGTTATGGAATAGAGCAAAAGGTTCAGATTATCCTATGTTACTTGCTTATAAATATTTTAATGACGAGGATAATGACAAAGAAGTTGAGAGAAGAATGAAATATGAGAGAGGTTAAACATGGCAGTATTTAAAAATTTCAAAGATGATGAGCTGATTATCAGTTGTAAATGTGGTTGCGATGAAGGTATTCATTTTGCAATTTGTGATTACAAAGATGGAGATTATGCATTTGTAACACATACGAGTAACAACTATTACAGAGAGCAATGTCCATTTAGAGAGAAGTTAAAGAAAATCTGGGCGATTATTCGGAATAAGGATTATTACTATTCTGAGGTTTGCATGGACAAGAACGATTTTGAACAGTTTAAAGAATGGGTTAATAGAAAGTAGAGGAAATTGTTATGGCAAAATTAGAAGGATTTAGTAAGGTAGCAGTTATTAAATGGGGTTATTGTACACAGTATCATTTTGCTATTTATGATGATGGAAATGATTATAGGGTAGGGGATATGGTAGCATTAAGCGATAATAACCCTAATGCAAAAATTGATGAAATCATCAGCGTAGAAGAATCAAGAGAACGATATAAAAGATGCATTACAGCAGAAGTCATTGGAAAAATTGATATTTCGGCATATGAAAAACGCTTGGCACAGCGTAAGGAAAAAGCAGAACTGAAGAAGGAACTTGATAAGCGTAAGAAAGAGATTCGGGAGAAGCTGGATGATGAGTATTATGCAAGCAAAGATGATGTTTATGCTGAAATGCTGAAGAGATATGAGAGTTTATAGGGAGAATATTACGATGAAGAGACAAATTCGTAGAGGAGTTTTTGAAACAAATTCATCAAGTACACATGCAATTTGTATCGCAAAAGGCGACTATAATTTATCAAAATATATTGACTTTACTATTGGTGAATTCGGTTGGGAAAATAACGAATATGATGATTTGTATAGTAAGGCATCATATTTAATCACAGCAATTTTAAGTTTTGATAAAGATAAGGCTGATGATTATTTACGAAAGCTAAAAGATATTTTGGAAAATAATAAAATTGAATATAACTTACCAAAATTGAAAGAAGCATCATGGGAATATGACGGCAAAATTAGATATTATTATGATTTTGATGGTTATGGATACATTGATCATTCTAATGAGACCGAGGACTTTGTTAATGATGTATTACATGATTCAGATAAATTATTTAGATACTTATTCGGAGATTCAAAGATTATCACAGGAAATGATAATTCAGACGAATTTGATGACAGAATGTATGTAAACGAAGGAGAAGAAAAAACAAGGTGGGGTACTTATACAATTTATGGTGATTTAAAGCCAGAATTCGATAATTATGAAATTTACATGAAAGGAAATTAATAATATGAAGAGACAGATTAGACGTGGAGTATTTGAAACTAATAGCAGTTCAGTACATAGTTTGACCATGTGTATGGAATCAGATTATAACAGATGGAGTAGAGAAAATTTATTTTTATATACAGATTTAGGATATGGTTATCCAGATGATAATAAACCTGAGAAAAATCATTTCTATACAAGAGATGAAGCTATTGCTTTTGAGAAGACAAGCAGATGGACGAATAAAGATACCGATTGGGATAATGAAGAAGTAGCAAACGAAACATTGCATGATAATGGATGGCTTGATTACGATTACTATTGGAATTATTACGCTGAAGATTTTGAAACATTTGAGGAGAATATGACTACTCCAAGTGGAGAAAATATTATTGCATTTGGTTATTACGGTCACGATTGATTAGGAGGATTTAAGAATGGAATTATTAGGAAGATATAAGAATGGTAACTTTTTCACTACTATTCTGAGCGATGGAACGAAAATAAGAGAAACAGAAGATAATGAGTTTATTCCAGATTTTGCAGAATCAATGGATATTAAAATAACAAATTTTTGTGATATGGGATGTCCATTCTGTCACGAAGGTAGTACAACAGATGGTAAATTTGGAGATATTTTGAATGAGAAATTCATTAACACACTTCATCCGTATCAGGAAGTTGCTCTTGGTGGTGGAGATGCTACAAGTCATCCTGATTTAATTCCATTCTTACAGAAACTCAAAGATAGAAAAGTTATTGTAAACATGACTGTAAACCAGATTCATTTTGAGAAGAAACAGGAACTCATCAGAAGACTTGTTGATGAAAAACTTATCTATGGTCTTGGTGTATCTCTTGTAAATCCCACAAAAAGATTTATTGAACTTATCAAGCAATATCCCAATGCGGTTATTCATGTAATTAACGGGGTATTAAATCCATCAGATGTAGAAGCTTTGGAGAATAATAATCTAAAGATACTGATACTTGGATATAAACATCTTAGACGTGGTGATGATTTTTACATAAAAGATCATGAGAATATTGTCGCAAATCAAAATTGGTTATATGTAAATCTTGAAGATATTATTGAAAAATTTAAAGTAGTTAGTTTTGATAACCTTGCAATTGATCAATTATATGTCAAAGGATTGATGACAGATGAAGAATGGGACGAATTCTATATGGGCGATGATGGGAGCACGACTTATTATATCGATATGGTAGAGCGTAAATTTGCCAGGAGTTCAACAGCTACATTTGATAAGAGATATGATTTATTGGATTCTGTTGATGATATGTTTCAGAAAATTGTATCTGAGAGAAAATAAGGTATTATATTAGAAAGGTGAATAATTCATAATGGGAATGTACACAGAAATTAATGTGTGTTTTGACTTATACAGAGATACATCAAAGGAAGTTATAGATATTTTACATAGTCTTATTGATAGAACTGATAAACCAGATGTGTTACCAGGACATAAATTTTTTAAGTGTGATAGGTGGTATATGGTAGCTTGTTGCGATAGTTACTATTTTAATGGTTCTACTAACAGTAAGATAATTTTTAATACAATTTCTAAAACTTGGAAAGTAAATATTAGAGCCAATTTGAAAAATTATGACTCTGAGATCGAACATTTCTTGGATTGGTTAGTACCATATATTGAAACAGAGGGTTTTATTGGATATACAAGATATGAAGAATATGAAAATCCAAAACTTGTTTATATAGAAGATGGTAAAGTTGTTTTTAAATATGTAGAACCAGATGAGTACTAACTTGTAAAACTTATGATTTATATGAATCTTAATGATTGATTTTTAAATGAAATCGAAATTTGGTGAGGTAAACAATGAAAAAGGTATCAGGATATATTAGTGTAAGAGCATTGGGATGCTATGATTATGAGTTTTTTGTTGATGATAATGCTACAGATGAGGAAATTAAGCAGAAAGTGGCAGAATGCGAGCAGATGAGCCATGATTACAGTGTAGAAGAAGGCTATGAATCTTATACGGAAACACGATACAGAAAACGACGAATCTGATATTTCGAGAGGTTAAATGTGAAAGAGAGAATTTGTAAAGCAATATTGATTATTTGTGTTTGCATTATGCTTGTGATGTGCGAACAGTTATTTTTCGACATACTTATTAGATAGAAAGGAAATAATGAAATGTCTGAATATGGGAAAGGTAACGGCATTCATGTATATGATTTTGACAAATGTATTGCTACGTTAAGACAGAGACATGACGATCAGGAGAAACGAATTGAATATCTGGAAAAAGAGAATAAAGAATTAAAGGATAATAATTATAAGGATAAACAGCTTCAGGAAATAAAAGATAAACTTAATCGTATGACAAAAGAGTATAATCGTGGTTTCCCGATTTCTGAAGACGAACAGAAAGCAATTGATGAGTGGAAAGTAAAACATAAAGCGGAAGTACATAGTGCAATTACATCAAATCATAGATCGGAATTTGAATGTGTATGTGGTGGAAATTATTTATATCAATTTATTCCTACAAGTATTGGCGTAGCAGGTGTTATTACGTGTAGTTGTGGTGCAAAGTTCGAGTTTCAACATATTGGCTAGGAGAATGTACATATGAATGAAGTTTTTCAAGTGGTTAAGAAAGAGGATCATAGTGCAATCAGAAAAGTATATGATGTGCGAAATGATAATTGCGGATATCCTCATTTCCTGATTTATGAAAATGGAGAATGGAAATATGTGAGTGCAAAGCATTTTGTTCCATATAGTTCTATTCCACGTAGAGAGAGGATTTGTAATGCTCTTGGCAAAGAGTTTGGGGAAGAAAGAGCAGAAAAATTTTTGGAAGAATTAGAGGAAATTGGTATTCATTATTAAGGAGGAAAGATTATGACGGTAGAGGAATTAGAATTAGAGTCATTTCGTCAAATTAGGGGGAAAGTATCTAATTTTTGTGATGAATCAAGTAATGATGAAATAGCTGGGTTTGTTAAAGGTGTTGTAAATCTCGAAAAAGAATTATATGAAAAACTCATTAAGGAAGTAAAAAATAAACCAACATTAGATCCTAAAACGCTTAAACTCGGTCAGGCTAGAATGGAAGACGGTACACCAGTAGATATTTCTTTTACTTTAACGAAAAAAGATAAGTAGAATCTACGGTTTCAAATAGAGAATAAAATAGCATGGATAAATATTTGAGCGTAATAACAAATTTTGGTTGTCATTATTCATGTCCATATTGCATTGTAAAAAACAATAATCTTAAGATTCCACAAAGTACGGTAGGTGGTTTAGATCGACTTGAAGAAGAGATTAAAAATAATCAGTGTAATTGGGTATCATTATCTGGTGGTGGAGATCCGCTATGGAACATAGAAAAGAATATAGACTGGTATGAAAGATTCTTATTTATTGTTATGACTAATGGCATAAGAATAGAACTACATACAAGCTTGGTAAATAAAGAATATGCACTTTATTCATTTTTCGATAGAGTTGTTTATCATTTACATAGCTTTGAACAGTTAAAAACTATTAAGCGTACTGATGATGAAATAGTAAGAGTCGTATTCGTGGTCACGGAAAATTTTACAGAGGATTTGATAAATAGAATAACAGTGTATTGCCACAATTCAGATGAGATTGATGAACTGAGTTTTAGGCAGATGATAGATGATCACTATCAGGAAACTGATTACTGCAAAGATTATCTAAAAGCTGGACATAAGAAATTATGGTGGTACATTGAGCAGAACGATTACAATTTGTATTACTGTGAAAATAAGGTGTATACGAAATATAGAAAGATTGGAGAATAAGCATATGAAAATTATAGAAGGAAAAGAGAAAGAATATAAGGATTGGTACGATAAGAACAACGATGGATATAGTAGAGCTTGTTTTACATATGCAGAGAGATGGGCTGAGATGATGGAAGAAAAAATTGAAGCGTCTTCTGATGATGTAATGAAAGTTATTGTTGATAATGCTGACAAACTGAGTTATGAAGCTGATGAGGAAGGAATCACTGGATTTATGTATGGTTGTGCCGTTAGCATTCTTTCACAATGTTGGAAATATGGTGAATTACTTAGAAAATGGCACAATGGAGAATATAATTATGATGGCGATGGTGTTGTTAATCCAGCTATTTTAAGAATTAAATAGGAGGAAATATATGGCAGGTACAATGAAAGAAATTGCAGAGAATAATGAAAAACTTCATAGACTTCAAATGATCAATATAATTCTTAAGAATATGTCATCTTATGTTGATGATGTGGTAAGTAGACTCGAAGATGAATTTGATGACTGTGAAGATTTTGAAGATTATGTTACTGAAAGTATAATCAAAAATACAAGAGAGAATATTGAAATATTAAGTAGGTATATTAATGAACCACAAAAGCCTTTGGCGGAATTGCTTAAGAACACTCGATGAAAATTTTGTTTCGATAGGAGATGATAACATGCGAAAAGAAGAGACAATTGTGTTTGAGCCAGGTGATGTTGTTTTATTCCAAAAGGATGAGAAAAGTTTTAAAAACCAGATTGGCATCATTTTAAAATGTAAAGAAAACGGCAATTATTGTTTATATACTTTGTCACCTATGAATACTGCCGTATATGCTGATGTTAAGTTGGAATGGATTTCTTCTCTTGATAAAGTTGATGATATTCGGAATCAGATTATTGCAAAATATGAAAAAGAGATTTCTGAATTACAGAGTCAAATTAGAAAACCAACACAAGAGGAAAAAGACGCTAATAAAGCTGAACAATACGAAGATTTAAAGCAACAAATTATTAATACTGCTAAGAATCTTGTTAATTATAAGGATCCTGAAGACTTTGAAAATAAACTGAAAGCAATCGCAGAAATGAAAAGAGCTATTTTTTCGATTAAATTAGAATGTGTATCTGATATCAGAAAAGAAAATGGAAGAATTAAGTGGCGAATTAGAGATAAGATATTTGAAAGAGATGGATTACTAAAAGCTATTAATGAAGAAAGTATCAAAAAAGTTATAGATTTGTACAACTAAATTCACGTTTCATCAGGATTCAATAGAACAATTCTGTTCAGAAAATTCCAAAATAAAAAAGAGAATAAAAGAGTGGAGGTGATAAAAATGGCTTGGCTTTGCTTAATCGTATTAATTATTTGTGTAACAATTTTAGCAGGTATGTATTTATATTATTGCAATGAAAACGAAGTTGGTATTTTTCAAGATATGAATATGTATTATAGAGAAAAAATTAGCAAACTTGAAGAAAGAATCGCTAAATTAGAAAACAAAGAAGGAGAATAAAATAGTGAATCCAGTATTAGTTATTTTAGTACTTTTAGGAGTATTTGCATTATGGTTCTTACTTTCGTTTGTATTCTTTCCATTCGGAAAATTTATTTCCAGAATTGGAAAAGATGCAATGGAAGAAATGAATAGAGATGAAAAAGATAATAAAAATGAAAAGGAGAGTAAGTAAAAATGAAGACAGGAAAAGTAGGAGCAGTATTTTTAGGAATTATTATGGTTGTGGCTGTAGTGCTTGGATTTATGTGTATGGAGAAAGTACCGGCTGGTTATGTAGGAGTTGTATATAATTTTTCAACAGGTGTGTCAGGTGAAACAATTAGTCAGGGATGGCATTTTGTAGCACCAACTAAGAAAGTAACTATTTATTCCGTGGGTATTGAGCAGTCATATTTAACGTCCGAGGATAAGGGTGATTCTAAAAAGGATGAAAGTTTTAGTATTCCTACATCTGATGGTAAGACAGTAAGAGTAAATTTGGAATTTTCTTATAAATTTGATGCAGATAGAGTATCTGATACTTTTGTACAGTTCAAGGGTAGATCTGGTGAAACAATTAAGGATACTTTTATTAAGCCAAAGGTGATTGCATGGACACAGGAAGTTTCTGCAAGATATCCAGTAACTGATATTTTTGGAGATAAGCGTACCGAAATTAATGCGGAACTTGATACATATCTGAAGGAAAAATTTTTACCTTATGGAATCATTATTGACACCGTTAATTTTACAGATATTTCGGTTGACGAAGAAACGGCGGCTGCTATTCAGAAGAAAGTAACGGCACAGCAGGAACTTGAGTTGGCAAACATTGAAGCACAGACCGCAAAGGTTCAGGCAGAAAAGGATAAGCAGGTAGCTCTTATCGCAGCAGAGAAGGACAGAGAAACTGCACAGATCGAAGCAGAACAGGCAAAAATTATTGCAGAAGGTGAAGCCGAAGCGAAGAAGATCGCCGCAGAAGCAGAGGCAGAGGCAAATAGAAAGATTGCAGAATCTCTTACACCTGAGCTGATCGAAAAGATTAAGTATGAACAGTGGAATGGTGAACTTCCGCAGGTACAAGGAACTAATTCATCTATCGTAGATGTTAGATAAATAATTTTAGGATTATCTAGTGTCAAAGCTAGATAATCTATTCTAAGAATAACAGTAAACTAATCTTTCTTTCGATTGCGAGGTGAAAAGATGTTTTTTAATAATAATAAAGAAAAAAGAATCAAAAAAATAAAAGTAATACATTTAGAAAAATACCAACCTATATTCATAACCACTGATGGTGTGAAACATCAAGGATGTAGATATAAATGGTTTAATTCAGATGGTCTGTTATGCACGGTTCCTCAATACATAATGATTTCTGTTAAATCAGACGGATATTTAGAAGATGAAAATGACATTGTATATCCATTACAAAACATAATGTCAATAAAATGGCAGTTAGTTGATAATAAGATTGTATTAGATAATTTTTATCATGAGTTTGAAGTTGTGTTTAGTGATGATCGAGTAGCGAAGATGACAGAATATAATGTAGAACAATAATGTAAAATAAAGCAAAGTTCGATTTCTTAGGAAAGTGAAAGGAGATTTATATGGTTACAAAGACATTATATACTTGTCAGTTCTGCAATACTGATTATGTAGATAAAAAAAAAGCAATGGAATGTGAGAAGAATCACAAAGTTTTGGAGACAGCAACAATTATAGGTGACTATAAATCATTAAAATCTATCTCAGATGGATGTCCTACGAAGATTAAAGTGAAGTTTAAGGGTTCAGATAGGTGGATTGAGTATAAGAGATAATTTGGAGGAAACAAATGGAAGTAAATGTTAATACAAAAGCAATATGTACTATAGATATTGATTCAGCAGAAGCATTTAGAATTTTATGTGAAACTTTACATATGTGTTTTGTTCTTGATGAAGATATTAATTACTTTGTATATAAAAATTCCGATGATGAATTAAATGTATTTAAGACAGTTGATGGACATGATTCATGTGTAGATGAGAGAGGAGATTTGTTTGTAGCGCTTCGTAATGTTGCTGTAAATATGTTTCCAAATACATTGTTTAGAAGTGCTGACTATATCTACAATAATTAACAAGAAAACTTCGTTTTATGCGATTGTAAACGGAGAATATAATACAGTAGAAACAATTAACAAAAAAATATAAGAAAGAAGAGGTATACAAAATGGATGGATTTTTAAAATTCAAGAAAGCATTACAGGATCACTTCAACGAAATGCAGAAAGATGTAACACATTTATTTGAAGTAGATGTTGATAAGGATGAGCTATGGAATACGTATCTTGATAGTTTTCCTGCCGGTACTAATAACATTTTCAGAGAACGTAGAGAGCATGATTGTAGCTGTTGTAGACAGTTTATCAAAAATATTGGAGCTGCTGTAACTATTAAAGACAATCAGGTACACACGATTTGGGAACTTGAGCTTAATGATTCTACATATCAGCCGGTATGTGACGCTCTTGATGCTTTTGTAAAAGCACATAAGGTTACGGATATTTACACAACTACATTTTCGAAGATGGGAACAGATTTTAACTTTGAGGAAATTAACGGTAGATCTCATCGTTGGGATCATTTCTTCCTGGAACTTCCTAGTAAATTTGTGAATAAAAGTAACAGTTCTAATGAAGAGATCAAAGGACAGTTTAGAGATACAAGAAACGTATTTAAGCGTTCTCTTGATGAAATCACAATGGATGCGCTTGATACGATTCTTGAACTGATTAATTCCAATACGCTTTATAAGGGTGAAGAATGGAAGGGTGTACTTACTGAGTTCAAGAAGTACAAGAAGGAATATGATAAGTTGACATCTGAATCTGATAAGGAATTGTACGCTTGGGAGAAGTCTGTAACAGCAGGTATTGCAATTGGCAGAATTAGAAATCATTCTATTGGAACACTCCTTGTAAATGTGAGCGAAGATATGGATTTGGATACTGCTGTTAGAAAATATGAACAGATTGTAGCACCGAGCAACTATAAAAGACCCAAGGCCATTTTTACAAAGAAGATGCTTGAAGATGCAAAGAAAACAATCACAGAACTTGGATATATGGATTCATTACAGAGAAGATTTGCCACTTTGAATGATATTACAGTCAATAATGTATTGTTCTCTAATAAGAGTGCTGCAAGAAGAATGAATGGTGCAGATGATATTTTTGGACAGATGGAGAAAGAAGTTTCTGTAAGTCCTAAGAAATTTTCAAAGGTCGAAGAGATCTCTGCACAGGATTTTATTGATAAGGTACTCCCTACTGCTAAAGAAATGGAAGCGTTTGTGGAAAATAAACATGAGAAGAATTTCGTATCAATGATTGCACCTGTAAACACAGATGCTAAGACAATGTTTAAGTGGAATAATGGATTGTCTTGGGCTTACTCAGGAAATATTACTGACTCTGATATGAAACAGAATGTAAAAGCAGCTGGTGGAAATATTTACGGGGTACTTAGATTCTCAATTATGTGGAATGAAGATCAGAATGATAATAGTGATTTGGATGCACATTGTTTAGAACCTGATGGAAATGAAATCTTTTTTGGTAATTGTAGAAAACCTATGATTTCAAGATGTGGTGGACAATTAGATGTTGATATCACTCATCCTATGGTACAGATGAGAGGAAAACCTTCTGTAGAAAATATTACATGGGCGGATATGACTCATATGAAGCCAGGCGTTTATAAGTTCTTTGTACATCAGTTCTCAAATAGAGGAAGTAAGGGATTTAAAGCAGAAGTAGAGTTTAACGGAGAAATTTATGCATTTGAATATAATAAGCCGGTAAGTGGAAATGTTCTGGTGGCAGAAGTTACTCTTGATAAGAATGGTAATTTCACAATCGCTGAAAAACTTTCTGGAATTTCTTCCGTGACAAGTCGTGAGATTTGGGGAATAAATACAAATCAGTTTGTTCCTGTATCAGTGGTCAGTTATAGCCCGAACTATTTTGATGAACAGGATGGAATTGGTCATAGACATTTATTCTTCTTCCTAAAGGATTGTGTAAATAGTGAAGAACCTAACGGATATTATAACGAGTTCTTGAAAAGTGATTTAGAAAAGCATAAGAGAGTATTTGAGGCTTTGGGAGCAAAATGTCATGTAGAAAATACTGATGATCAGCTATCTGGTATTGGATTTTCAATGACTAAAAGGGCGGAGCTTGTTGTTAAAGTAAAAGGTGCAACAGAACGTATCATGAAGATTAAGTTTTAATGAAAAAGGAGAATATTAATATGAGTGAAGTAAATTTGTTTGAAGTAGCAACACGTAATAATTACCAGTTTCCGTTTAGAGGTTTGATCAATGTGATTGATCTGTGGGATTTGTCTCTTACAAACCTTGATTCTGTATTCAAGGTACTGAATGCTGAGGTAAAGAAATCCGAAGAGGAAAGCTTACTGAACACTAAAAGTAAGGAAGATGAGGAACTCTCCAATAAGATTGAGATTGTTAAGTATATTGTTGGGGTAAAGCTTGCTGAAAAGGAAGCAAAGGAAGATGAGAAGAAGAATCGTGAAATGAAACAGAGACTTCTTGCAATCAAGGCTAAGAGACAGAATGAAGCATTAGAAAATCTGTCTGATGAGGATCTGGATAGAGCTATTGCAGAGCTTGGTTAATATGTTTAGGCTGGCTTGGTGTCACAGCCAGTCAGCTTATTTAGAAAGATAATGAAATGTATCTTTCGTTTAGAGGATAGTATATAAAGATGACTGAAGAAGAAATGAAGTTAATATCGGAAAAAATTAATAAACAAGAAGGTAGAAAATATCCATGCAGTAATCAGATTGTTGTTTGTGGTTTCTTTTCTACGGATGAAGATTGGAATAATTTTGTGAACAATAATTTGGATAAGATTAAAATACAGCAAAAAGATAGAGTTGTATTTGCAAATAAAGAACAGTGGTGTCATTTTAATCCTGTTAATTATTCACAAAGAGGATATAGATTTTTTAAGATAAAAGTCTCTTGTAATATTAATCGTAAAATATTTCTAAATCGTATTTATCCATATTGTTCGTTATATTGCAAAGAGATTGAATGGATTTAGGAGAATAATTGTATGAGTATTATGAATAAAGAAGTATATGATTTGTCACATAAATTAGCTACTAAATGGTGCTATAGAAATCAATTAGATATTATTGGAGCAAAGAAAAGTAACAATTATCTTTATGTTAGAGGATTTAACGGTGGTTTTCCACATGAAGCTGCAACAATAAAAATTGATATTGATAGCGGAGAAATCATTCAGTTGTGGGGGTTTTATGGCTGTCCTGTAACTATTTTGGAAGGAGAGTATGAGTAGAGAGGAAAATAACTAAATGGATATTTATCAATGGGCTTTGGCTACAAAAAGTGGAGATAATTTAAAAGAATTTTTTAAAAATAGAGAAGATGAATATGCACTTTGGTATCTTATTTCAGGATTACATCCTAAACATCCTGCCGTTATTCGTTGGAAAGCTTTAAGAGAATATATGAATGAACAAGAAAAGTTATTTCGTGAATATGAATCGAAATACTATAGAAAATTATTGGACAAACGTTATAAAGAAGCTTTGAGGAAAAATAAATGAACAAGAGACAGAAAAAGAAATTATTCAAACAGACACTTATTAAGGTTCGGAAATTGCATCCACAAAAAGGCGATGTAATTTGTTTTCAGCCAAATATAGAATGGATTGATATGATTACGATGTATCAATTTATGGACTCATATGCTGATAATAAAATTTTTGGCGAAGCTTCATTGGCATTAGTTCCTTCCAATATCAAGCAATGTACAGATAAAAAAAAGGGCACAAAAATTTGTTGATAATCTACAGAGCATTGTAGATCAGATGGGAGCAATAAATGAATCAGATAGATAAAATAGAGTATATGATAAAATCTCTTGAAATTGCAAAAGACAAAATTGAATATGCTAAAAATTGGGTGTATAAGAAAAATAACTAAGATGATGATTTCTATAAGAATTATGGATATGAAGATAAACATCGGTATCCTAATGGGACTATTATAAGAGAATCACTTCGGATGGTTGGCAGGATGGCTAACCAGGTTGCAAATGATGTAAGTTTGAGTCCATATTGTAGTGAATTATTCAAAGAAGATTAGAGTCAAAAATCTAAGAGCATTTCTGCTCAAAAATTCCATTAAAGAGAGAATAAGATGGTGACAATAAAATATCAAAGGAGATGTATTATTTATGCCTAAAAAGAAACAACATTTTGAAGGATTAACATTTAATTATTACGTGGATGGAAAACCTTTATTTGATAAATATAAGACAATAGATGAATTCGTAAACACAAGATTTCCAAAGAACGATAATCCATTGTCACCAGTGCTTGATACAAAGATCATAAATGTTAAATGGTATAAAAGACATTTATTAAAATCATGGAATATTATTACACTTAAAGATTTAATAGATTTATTGAGCAATGAAAGTACAGATAATGTTTTTGAATTAGAAATACAACAGCATAAAGCTGCTCCAAAACACACATTAATTAGAAAAGAAACTTATTCAATTGATGAGGTAAGACAAAAAGTAAAAGATGTTTTATTTGAAAATGATAAACGACTTGCAAAGGTAGAATTTGATGGAGATTTAATTAAAGGAAACAGTCAGAGATATCAAACATTTTTTACAAAGGGATGTAAATGTGTTAAATGCGGAATTGAAGGAAAATATTTTGCAAAAGAAAGATTTAGAGATCAATCAACGTATCATCTGAATTTATATGCTGTTGATAATAATGGTAACGAAGTATTAATGACAAAAGATCATATTTTACCACACTCAAAAGGTGGTAGTGATGATATAAGTAACTATCAAACCATGTGTAAGATTTGCAATGAAGCAAAAGGAAGTAAGATAGAAGATTAAATCTTAGGGCGAATTCGTAGGAATTCATAATGGTAATTGTGGATGGGGATTATCATTCAGGTAGACAAGTCAGAGTAATAAAGTCAACAAAAATAATACAAATGCTCATGAGAATATTATTTCATATACAAAGGACTCTGACTTGTGTTTCCATAGGGCATATCTATTATACACAAATTCTATTAAAATCCAACAAAATTTAAAAATTAGAAGAAAGGAAAAATTAGAAAAGTTCCTATAGGATAAAGTGCGCACTACTTACTAAGGTAAGAGGAACTTGGATAACAAAGAAAGAGCATTAGCACATGTAGAAAAAATTGAGTGGATCAGATCTATTGAAAGGGCTGATAATATTGAACTTATTGGAGTATTGGGATGGATGTGTATTGCAAAGAAGGGCGAATTCAAAGTGGGAGATACTGCTGTTTATATAGAAATTGATAGCAAGTGTCCTGAAACAGATGAAAGATTTGCTTTTCTAGCAAACAAAAAGTTCAAAGTAAAAACAATGAAGCTTGGTAAATTTAATGTAATTAGCCAAGGATTAGCGTTGCCAATTACTATTTTTCCTGAATTAGAGAATAAAAATATTGGCGATGATGTAACAAATGAGTTAAAAATTACATATGCGTCAGAAGATGACGCAGCAAGAAAATCAAATAAAATCGATCCAAACGCAAAATATAAAGCAATGGCAAACAGAAGACCAAAGTTATTTTCTAAGCCTATTGTAAGAAAGATTATGAAATATAGTTTTGGTCGCAAAATTATGTTTCTTTTATTTGGACGAAAGAAAGATAATCCTAAAAAGTTCCCAGATTGGATTGTTAAAACCGATGAAACAAGAATTGAAAACGCACCGTTTTATCTTCAGAGTACGGATAAATGGATCAAAACTGAAAAATGCGATGGAACCAGCTGCACATTTGCAGTTGATAGAGTAAAGAAAAACAAGAACAAATTTGATTTTATTGTATGTAGTAGGAATGTAAGACAGGCTGACAGAGAACAGGCTTGTTATCACGAATCAAATATTTATTGGGAATTAGCTGATAAATATGATATTGAAAAAATACTTACACAGTTTGCAACAGAGAATAATTATAACAGAGTTGTACTACAGGGCGAAGGAGTTGGCTCAGTTCAGGGGAATCCATATAAATTTACAGAAAATAAGCTGTATGTATTCAATTTGATTATTGATGGTATAAGACTTGGAACAGTAGAAATGGCTGATTTCTGTAAAAGTCATGGATTAATAAGTGTACCAATTATTGATACTGCTTATAAGTTGCCTAAGACAATGGAAGAAATGAAACTTGAAGCTGACGGATATAGCGAATTAAATTCAAAGGTTAAAAGAGAGGGTTTTGTATATAGATCCCAGGATGGACGACAGAGTTTCAAAAATGTTAGTCGTGAGTATTTATTAAAGCATAATGGATAGGAGTTTTATAATGAATAAACCTACGCTATGGGTTATGTGTGGACTAAGTGGCAGCGGAAAATCAACCGTTGCCACTCAAATCGCAAAAAATAACGAAAATACAGTGATTGTTTCATCGGATGCTATTCGAGAAGAATTGACTGGAAATTATGAAAATCAAGAACATAATGAAGAGGTATTTAAGATTTTTCATGACAGAATCCGTAAGAATTTAGAGAATAAAAATAATGTTGTGGCTGATGCAACAAATTTAACAATGAAAAGTCGTAGAGCTATTTTGATGAAAGTGAATGGATTAGACATTAATAAAACATGTTTAATTATTCCAAAACCATTTGAACAGTGTAAAGAGGATAATTTACATAGAAAACATCCTGTTCCTGATGATGTATTAGATAAACAGATTAGAAGATTTCAGATCCCGTTTTATGAAGAAGGCTTTAATGAGATTAGTATATTATCTTGTGATGAATGGAATAAATTTAAACTTTCTAATTTAGAATTTTTAATAGCGACCTATGGTTTTGATCAGAAAAATCCTCATCACACAATGACATTGTATGAACATTCTGTAAATGCCTATAAATTATTTTGTAACCAAAAACAGTCGAAAAGTTTATTCCAATTAGAGAGAGATGGTTATGCAATTGGAGCCAAATTACATGATATTGGCAAACCACCAACTCAGAGTTTTGATGATGAAGGTATTGCTCATTATTATAATCATGCAGAAGTAGGAAGTTATATAATATTATCTCAAATGAAAATTCCTGCATTATATCCGTTAATGTGGAATGATAAAACATTGTTAGATTGTTGCTTCCTTATCAATTATCATATGATGCCTTTTAACTGGATAAATGATAAAACAAAACAACGGTGGAAAGAAAGATTTGGAGAATATAAATATCAGATGTTGTTAGATTTCAATGAATGTGACAAAGCGAGGTAGAATTATATGAATTATTTTATTAGTGATCTGCACGTAGGACATACTAATGTGCTTAGTTTTGATAATCGCCCATTCAAGTTTATTGAAGAACATGATGAAACTTTAATTAAAAATTGGAACAGTGTGGTTGGTATGGATGATGATGTATATCTGCTGGGAGACATATCATGGTACAATGCTACAAAAACTATTGAGATTTTTAACAGATTAAATGGTCGTATACATTTGATAAAAGGCAATCACGACAACCGTTTGCTCAAAAACAGAGAATTGCAAAGTAGATTCTGTGAGATCACTGATTACAAAGAATTGGATATTGGAGATGGCAAAGGTATTGTACTTTGCCATTATCCTATTCCTTGTTTTAAAAATCATTATTATGGTTGGTATATGTTGTATGGACATGTTCATACGAGTTTTGAGGATAACATGATGCAGCATGTGAAGTATCAGATGGAAGCTTTATATGATAAGCCCTGTAATATGTTCAATGTGGGATGTATGAAAAGTTATATGAATTATACTCCGAGAACACTGGAAGAGATCATTAATAGTGGAGAATAAATATGTGTAACCGTTGTGATTATAACTCACCAGACAATCAGATATATGTAGATCCATTAACGAATGAGTATTATTTAGATATAGAAACATCAGAATGGGATGAATATGATGATGGATTTGTTCATCAGAGAGAATATATTGATTATTGTCCATGGTGCGGAAGAAAGTTAGGAGAAAAATGTAATGACAGATAACAGATTATTATTACAATCCGATGTGATTAGAATTGTGGATAAACATACAAACGATGAAAATGTGCTAGATAATGATATTTCATGCATCCTTGAAAATTGCCCATCATTTGAATATCGCATTGGAAGAGATGACTCCAAAGAGAATAATATAGAAAAGGAAAAGAGAATACAGTTATTTGAAAACGAAAACATTGTATTAGAGCAGCGTGGCAACAGATATTATTTATCTCTGTTTGATAAAGAAGGAAAATTTCGGAGAGAAGTGGCAATTACTGTGAAAGATGATTATAAAGTGACTATGTTTAATGATAAATAATATGGAGAGAAAATAATGAGTGTATGGGTAACTGGCGATATTCATGGAAATCCTATAAGATTGAGTACTGAAAATTTTTATGAACAGAAAGAATTTTCTCGAAATAAAAATGAAAATACAGTAATAATTCTTGGGGACTTCGGATTGATATGGAATCGCAATGGAGAAGATAAACAAGAGAAATATTGGTTAGACTGGTTGGAAGATAAACCGTTTACAACAGTGTTTGTTGATGGCAATCACGAATGCTTTTCAAGACTCTACAGTTATCCTGTTTCAGAATGGAACGGTGGTAAAGTTCATGTGATTCGCCCTCATGTACTACATCTAATGCGAGGAGAATTGTTTACCATTGAAGATAAGAAATTTTTCGCTTTTGGTGGAGCAAGTAGTCACGATATTCAGGATGGAATTCTCGATTATGATGATCCTGATTGGAGAGAAAAAGCTAAAAAGCTAGATAAGCAAGGTAAATATATGTATCGCATTAAAGGATTGTCCTGGTGGGAGGAAGAGATGCCGACTGATCAGGAGATGCAGCATGGATTAGAGACGCTTAAGGAGAATAATAATGTAGTGGATTATATTTTATCACATAGTCCATCAACCTCTGAGTTGTATCTTATGGGTGGTAAAGGATTGTATGAACCAGATAAAATCACTAATTATTTGGAAGAAGTAAAAGCAAAGACGGAATACAAAAGACATTTGTTTGGTCATATGCATGTCAATAAAGCTATTAATGATAAAGACATTTGCTTGTATGAACAGATAGTTAGGATTCTGTAGGACGAATAAATAATCATTTAGAGGAGCAATTTTATGAATAATGAAGATTTAAATTTATTGTTTAGAGCACTAAGTCAAATTTTATCTAACCAGGACGAAATTAAGAAACATATTGGATTAAATAAATTTGATTCTGATTATGGATATTCTGAAACTTATACAGAAAAGTTGTCTGAAGAGTGTTATTCAATCGCAAGACAATATGAAGAAGATGAATAGGAGATTTGCGTATGAGTTTACTATGGACTTATAAATTCGAAGATGGGACAGAACGAATACTTGTAGGTGAAGGATTTTCTGGAATCGAATTGGAGAAAATGGTTGAATTACACGGTAAAGTAGTAGTTGGAGCCAAAAGAGCGGAAATCACATATAATCAGTAGACTAAAATATAAATTAAGGAAGATGAAGATATGGCTTATATAGAGTATGATAAAACCATAGAAAGGAGAAAATAATTAATTGAAAAGCAATATTTTTATTCCTAAAAGAATAAATGTTGGATATCAAAATCGCTTAGATACATATACTGGTAAACTAGCTTATGTAATTTATTATGACGAAAAAGGGACTCTAAGAAAAGAAACATCTTGGAATGGGTGGCGAGATAAAGACATTCCTAATACTGAGTTTGATAATGTCCCAACCGAAGGCTTTGTTTTTAATAAAAAAGTAGGTGATTACTCTTCAGGTTGGGATCATAGACAAGCCTATTGTAGAGTATATGATCCAAGAGGATTTGAGTTTGAAATTACTATAGAGAATTTATTATACATATTGGAGAACTGTTCTTGTATCAAAGGCAAGGGTATAGAAGGAGAATTAATATATGGTTGGGATGGTAAGGACTTGGTTCTTATGCCGGTAGAATCTCCTGATTATAAAGCAATTGAAGCTTATAGTAAAATCGTACACAATAATGAATCTATTAAAGCAAAAGATCTAATAATTGGTGCTACATATTTATCTAAGGACAATAAAAATTGGATTTATATGGGGCGATTCGATACATATGGATATGGTTATGAGTTTATACAGGATGATAAAATTGAAAGAGTAAAATCGTATGATAAAATTCCAAATGAACGAAATGCTTATAGATATCATGATAAGGTGCCACATAAAAGTATAAAAAATTTGTTATATGGAAAAATGTATTGGTTTGCCATATTATATAACGATGAATATTATTTTGAGCAATTTAAAAGTATTCCTAAAAACAAATTTATTAGTTGCATAAATGATAAATGCGTTTCTAATTATTCTGAAATCTATGACCTGATGCAATCAGCTTGGGAATTTTCTCCAATAGACGATACTAAAGACAAATTTTTCGAGTTTTCTTTTGAGGATTTTTACAAAAAATCAACTAGCACATATTGGAATGATGATAAATTAAGATATATAGATACGAAATTCCTTGTAAATGTTGATGGAGAATATATTGAATATAAAATGGAGACTCCATACGAACCGGAAGACAACGGCAAATATATTGTCTATAGGTATAATTGGAAGAACGAGGAAGAAGCAATCGATATCTTTCCGACAGAAGAAAAAGAGGTTAATAATTATTATGGAAAGAAAATTGAAACACATATGATTCCAGTGTCTATTGAAGAAGTTTTTGAAAAATTAAGACCTGCGTTTAAACAGAAATATTTAGAAAATGGAAGAGAATACAGAAAGGAATATGAATTATATGAGTAAGAACGACGATCGTATTTTGGAGTTAAAAAAGCAGATTGACGCTAAGAAAAAGTCGATTTCAGAGAGGAAGATTAGATTTTCACCTGAAACAAATTGTGTCCTCAATATGGACGGAATGGCTATTAACATTAATGTATGTTCAGATGATGCGCTATTATTACTTTTGATTAGATTGAATTCTTATTTGATATCAGCTGTGGATCTTGGAATGAACGATTTTGAAATTTCAGGTTATAGTGTAATTGCATGGATCAAAGACATTAAGAGTAAGTTAGAGGTATCTGGTTTAAAGAAAGAAGAGTCTGATTTGAAGAAAATGGAGAGCAAGTTAGACAAGTTACTTTCTGATGATAAGAAAACAGAGCTGGAAATTGATGAGATTGCAGCAATGTTGAAATAAAAAGGTGAAATAACAAATGGAAGAAATTTTAAAAGTATTAATGAAGAATCCTGAAAGTGTAGGAGAAATTGTAAAAGTATATATTACTAAATACAAAGAACCCATATATGATATTTTAAAAGAATTGATATTAATCGCAAAAGATTATTCCGAAAATACAGAATATCCTGCTATTAAAGCAAAAACGAAAAAAAATATGTTTGATGCATATGTAAATGCTGGTTTTACAGAGGATCAGGCATTAGCACTTATGATTAACGATAACATTCGATTAATGGAGAATATTAAGAAGTCAAGTAATAGAGTTTCTGCAAAGAAGGACAAGTAAATGTCAATAGGTGATGGAAGAAAGACATATTCAGACAGCACATTAAAATCTATGACAAAAGATGAGCTGATTGAAATTATTCGCTGCTTAGAAAGTAATCTCAGAAATGCTCATGAGACAAATGATATTCAGTATGAGAATTGTAAGAGGTTATTGAGCGAAGAGAAAAATAAAATTCTTGATGAAGTTTTGCATACTTGTGATATAGAGTGTGGATTTTATAGTAGTGATGTTAAAAATCTTACAAGACACGTTTTAATGAGAGCGTTGGATGGATTGAGAGAATAAATTAATAGGAATTATCGGTTTCTTTGGAAGATATTTGATTGTAGAAATGAGGTGTGATATATCGGAAATTTAGTCGAAGAGATGAAGAAATATGATGATGTAGATGAACAGACATTATGGTGGATAAATCAAGCACTTTCATACTCTGGCTATCCAAGTCATGTAGGGAAACAAAAAATAAAAGAACATATAAAGGAGATTGAAACGATGGAGAAAATAATAAGGTAAGACAGTTTATTGATTTACTTGTAAATGAAGAAGAAACAATCGAAAATGCAGCAAATGTATCTGGTATTGGCGATATGAAATTAGTTGATGTTTTAAAAACTATTTCAGAGATGGAGTTTGAAAGTATTAAGGCTTTTTCAAGTGCTGTTGCTGGTATGAATAGTATGAAGGAGGCTATTCAGACAGTTAAGGATTTAGATGATACATTAACAGATTTAAAGAAATCTTCTGAAAAGTAGAGAATATATAACTGTAAACAAAATACGAAAGGAGTATTAGAGTAACCGGTTGAAACTTGCAAGACTCTGAGTAGTAAAATGGCATACGTTTATAGATACACTGATTTAGCAGATAATATAATTAAATATGTTGGAATTGTATATGGTGAAAATAGGACATTAAAGCAAAGAATATATGAACATTTTAGAGATGATGAATGGGGTGAAGGAAAACAATGGAAAATTGAATATATAAATGTAAAAAACCGCACAGATGCAGAACATTTTGAATCTCATTTTATTGCAATATTTAAAACATATCAATATTACAATGATGCAAAATCAAATTGGGGAGAAAGTGACTATTTACCAACGAAAGTCGATTGGATTGAATATAAGCAAGACAATCTATATTTGGATACTTCTAATATTATTGATTTGTATGAAGTGACATTTGATAAACATGAGAAAATTTTTAAAGTTAATAAAATAAAAGCTATTGATACGATTTGTAAAAAGAAAAAACATACGAACGAATTATTTTGTAAAAGATGTGGCTGCAACGATTTAGAACTAAGAAAAAGCAAAAATAATAGAATGTTATTAACATGCACAAATTGTAATACATGGGTTGGTATGTGTTCAAGGTTCGAAAGGGAATATTATCAACCACAATATATAGGAGATTATGAATATGAAAATGGCAAATTGATCGAATATCATAGATATGTTTTAAAAGAAAATCATGGAGAAGTATTACAAGAGAATGATTTGAATAGTTGCAAATGTAAGAATGGAATATATTATATTTATGGTTTGAATTCAGAAGTATGCAAATCTATTATAGTCAATAAAATTAATACACAAATGTCATATACAAATGAACAAATATTGTCTGCAAAAGAAATGCTTAAACGTTTGAAAAATGAACTGTTACAAGAAAAACAATCATTGGATATTATGTTAAATACATAAAGTCGCAGTAAATTTCGATTTCTTGCGAGGAGGTGAAATTATGGAGAAAGTAATTAAATATAGATGTTCTGAATGTGGAGAATTATTTGATACACCTGAAGAGGCTTTAGCTTGTGAAACAAGACACAAAAGAATTGAGAGAGCTAATGTGATGCTTAGGCATGGATATACATTAAAACAAATCAATGACGAGTGTGAGATTTGGGATTTTATACCAAAACATTTAGAGAATGTAAATACGGACAATTGTTTCAAAATCAGTTACTGGCAATGTTGTCAGTACCCTGCTTATAGAATCACTCGTATCTGTTTTGATGGAGAGGTAAATGTAAGAGGTTGTGGTTCGTGGAGCGGATATTATGGTGATCATCTTAATTTAAGCAGTTCAGATTTAATGAACCCAAGACCAAAAGAAGAATTATTTGTAGATAGTAGATATACAAGTAGATGGTAGTTATAAAGGAGAATATAATTATGACATTAAAAGATACAGTAGAAATGATGAATAGCAACGATTATAAGGAAAGGTTTAAAGCTGAGTATTATCAGTTGGTTACAAGATATAGAGGTCTTAAATCAATGCTTACAAAACAGGATGAGGGGACATTAAATTTTGAACCAACTTGCCCAAGAAGCACATATAATATGCAAATTAAGGCTATGGTTGATTATATTGCGGTTCTGGAAGCAAGAGCAGTAATGGAAGGCATTGATTTATAATCGAAGGAAACTGACATTTCTTGGTGCAATTTTAAAGGAGAATCATAGAATGAGTGATATTTGTAAAGATATAGAAGCTTTAAGACCTAAATATGAACAGTTTGTTCAGACTGAGAGAGGTAAAGAGTGGAAACATTTTTGGCAGAGTCAAACAGGTTCAGAGAGAAGTGGAGATTTTGGAGATTATTTGTATGACTTTTATCCAGAAATGTTGCAGTAAGGAGAAAAATAAATGGCGAAAAAGAAAGGTTTTGGTGTAAGTCCAATAACAAATACAATCTACTATGGAACACAGGATACAGAAAAACATATGTGGGTTGGACAGAAAATAGATGTTACGGATGATGCGATAGCTGCTGTATATGAATGGTTTATGGGTAATATGGAAGACTCTGAAGGTAAGAAAGAAGAATATCAGATTACATATCCTAGCACAGAGTTTGAATTAGTAATGAGAAGAAAGAAAACAGAGAATATATAGTTTGAGGTGAGAAATGTGATTCAAGTAATTGAGACAAATTTGAGTATTGATAAAGATAATATCATAAGAGATCATCAGTCACGAATTGTTGAAGTTGAAGATTGTGATACATACTGCAAAGCATTTGAAGAATACAATGGCGAAGCTGTTTATTTCAAGTCAAAGACTATGCCTGGCAACAGTGTCTTATCGAATTGCACAATGACAGATTTGATATATGATGACATTCATTTATCTTGTATGGCCTTACATCCATCAGGTTTTATTACGAAGAAATTTGCATATAGAATTGTTTTATAATCTATGGCTTATTCAAGTCACAATTTCCAATAAAAATGAAAATCGAATAGAGAATAAGTAAGTGAAGCAGTCACAGTAAATCACTGTTTCATCAGGATAATATTAATGGAGGAATAATATGGAATGCACAAGAGGATACAGATCATTTCTAAATATGCTACGGGATCCAGTTGATGACTATATAGAGCATAAAGATGAAATCGGAGAAATTCTTAAACCATTCACAACAGTTCCGCAAGTGCAAGTATCTCCAATAAATCAAGAAATATATATCAGTTCAAATTGGCAAGACCAAGACAAACATTATGCAAGAGCTGCTGAAATATGTAAAGGCAGCAAAATTTATAGCACAGATGAAAATTTTTTGTATGAACTAGATAGAGAACTAAATGAATCTGGTTACAAAACACGAATGGGTAGAAATTACCGTACAGGGACTTTAAGTATTGCGGTTTTGGATGATCCTGGAGCAAATAAAGAATAAAAATCAGAAAGGAAAAAGTTAGGTAGCTACTAAGGACATGTCACTTTCTGGTGTATATATAATTGAAGTATATGGGAAGTAAATCTCGAATAGTTGATAGTATCATTCCTATTATACAAGAAAGACTACGAGATTATAATATCAAAACATACATAGAGCCATTTTGTGGCGGCTGTAATGTAATTGACAAAGTGCAATGTGATACAAAAATTGCATCCGACAATCATAAGTATCTTATCGAAATGTTCAAAAATCTAAATCAGATTGAAAATCTTCCACAATTTATAACAAAAGATCATTACTCAGATGTTAGAGAATGTTTTAATAAAGGATTACACACATATCCTGATTGGTATATTGGAGCTATAGGATTTCTTGCAAGTTATAATGGCAGATTTTTTGATGGTGGTTATGCCGGTATTGTACATACAAAAATTGGAACTGAACGCAATTATTATGACGAAGCTAAAAGGAATTTGTTAGAACAGATTCCAAGATTAAAAGATATTCAATTTTGTTATGGCGATTATGAAAACCTATATTCTGATAGAATTGATTGTTTGTTTTATTGTGATATTCCATATAAAGGAACGAAGCAGTATGGAGTAAGTAAGAATTTTGATTATGATAGATTTTGGAATTGGGCAGAGAAGATGAGTCAGAAAAATATTGTGCTAGTCAGCGAACATGAAGCTCCTTCACGATGGGAATGTATATGGCAGCAAGAAGTGAAAAGAACAATTGACAATACAAAACGTATTAAAGCAGTAGAAAAATTGTTTGAAATCAGAGAATAAATACTTAGAGGCGAAAATATGATTGATACGCAATTATGCAAAGCAAAAAGCATTCGTAATGGTAAATGGGTTTGTGGATATTATGTAAAGGGTTTAGATATGTATGACAAAGAAATTCATCTGATATTTGAACCTACGACAGTATTCTATTCTCATGGTGAAACCGATGGTTTTGAAGAAATAGATCCAAAAACATTATGTAGATGCACTGGCAGTCATGATAAGAATGGTAATTTAATCTTTGAAAATGATATTCTAAACGGAGAATTATATAATGTAGTCTCTTATGGGAATGGTGAGAATGAATTTCTTGGAATGAATGTTGGTTGGTACGTTCAGAGAGATAATTTTGAATCATGGAGCGAATTATACGATTTAGATATTTATGAAGTAACAGGGAATATCTTAGATAATATCTAATCAGTCTTGAACGAATCAGTTCAAAATTTTCCAAAATAAAATTGTTATTAATATTATATAAAATTCATTGATAAATAAGAGAATAATTTAGTGGAGGAGAATATGTTGGTCATTTTAACGAGTGTCCATATTATTGGAGCAGCAATTGCTATTTACATTCATTGTAGAGATGGAACAATGAAGCAAGCTTCAAAATATGGTGATGGTATTAGATGGGCAAAACCATCAGATGTTATATTTCAAGATTGTTTATTATGGGAAGTCCAATTACTAATCTACATAATGGTTTTTATAGAAGACAGTATAAATAGTAAATTCAGTAAATATTTTCAGTGAACAAATCGTTCAAAAATTCCAGTAAATAAGAGAAATCGATGCGAAAGGCATTTATGTTTGGGTGGAAGAACAGCATACCCTTGGGTTTGTATACTCAAAAATCACTGTTGAGGATAGATTTATCATAAATTTATTTTCTATGTTCCGTCCAATTTGGGCGTTTAAATAGATAGTTCTATATTTTATTTTATATATTTTAAGGAGGATTTATTAATGGGTTTTCAAGTAAAGAAAGCTAAAAGAGAGAAGATTTATGTAAAGGTTGCTTTAATGGCTCCGTCTGGTGGTGGAAAGACATATGGTGCGTTACGTCTAGCAACCGGTATGAAGGAGGAGATTAAGAATGAGACTGGTAAGGATGCAAAGATCCTGTTAGCAAATACTGAGCAGAAGCGTGGTTATTATTATGCTAACGAATTTGATTATGACATCGTAGATATTGATGCTCCTCATAATCCTGAGAAATATGTTGAATTGATTGAGTTTGCAGTAGCAGAAGGCTACGATATTCTGATTATCGACTCTTCCTCTCATGAATGGGAAGGAAAAGGAGGATGTTTGGAATTACAGCAGCAAGCTGGTGGTACATATCAGGCATGGGGTAAAGTCACTCCGAGACATAACAAATTTATCAATGCGATTGCAGACTCCCCTATTCATATCATTGCCACGATGAGAGGTAAGGATCAGTATGAAGTCAGCAAGGACGACAGAGGTAAGACTTCTGTGCAGAAGTTAGGCGTAGGTGCAAAGCAGAGAGATGGATTTGAGTATGAATTTACTTGCACATTCTTGATTGATCAGAAGACTAATTGTGCTGAAGTTCAGAAGGACAACACTCATATTTTTGAGCATGAAGGAGCAACTTTGCTGACAGAGAACCATGGTAAGAAGATTATGCAGTGGGCTAATTCTGGTGAAGGTTATACACCAGTTGTAAGAACACCTGAAACTGAACCTGTGAAGTCGGAAGCAGCTGAAGAAGATATTTCTGCTATTAAGAAGGAAATTATTTCTATTTGTACTCAGCTCGGTGGCACAAAGAATGAAGCTTTAATGTCAGCATTAAAGGAGTTTGTTCCTAGCGGAAACCCCAATGCAATCAGAGAACTTCAAAAAGCAAAAGATTGTTTAGCAAAAATTAAGGATATTCAGCCGGTACAGGCTTAATTTAGGAGGATAAAATACATGAACAAAGTGATTTTGATTGGAAGATTAGCCAGAGATCCTGAAGTGAGATATTCTCAGGGAACTACTACAACTGCTATTGCAAGATTTCCTCTTGCAGTAGATAGAAGATTTAAGCGTGATGGTGAGCCGGATGCTGATTTTATTAACTGTGTAGCGTTTGGTAAGACTGGTGAGTTTATCGAGAGATATGGCCACAAGGGAACTAAGTTCGCTGTAGAAGGTAGAATTCAGACTGGTTCTTATACGAATAAGGATGGTCAGAAGGTTTATACAACTGATGTAGTAGTAGAACAGGTAGAATTTGCAGAAAGTAAAGCTGCTTCAGACGGTAATAACAATTCTACTGCACCTAAAACAACGTCTACTGGTGATGGTTTTATGAATATCCCTGATGGCATCGATGAAGAGCTTCCTTTTAATTAAAAAGAGGTAAATCAATATGGCAGATAAAAAAGAAAGAGAATATGTCTGCGCATATGGTAAAAATTGTTTACACCACGGAGAAAAGGTTAAAGCCTCGGAATCCGTGGTGATTAGCAATAAACACTATCACTGGGATTGCGCTGGAATGAAACAAGAGATAAGTGATTGCGTGAACACTTATATGAGCTACATAGATGATAAAACACAGTTTCCTATTGTGTGCAGAATTATAAATACATTGGTATTTAAGAATAAAGTTCCTGTGGAATTTGTAAAAAAAAGTATTGAGAATTCTAGGTTGTATTACTCATCGAAACCAGTTCAGGTTTTGTATGGAATCAGAAAAATGTTTTGGGAAAAAGAATTTAGAGTATAGGCGGTGGATAAATGCTGATCGAGAAAAGCGACATTGAAAAAGCAAAAGATAAACTTGGTGATGATAATGCATTTTTAATGGCAGAATTGCTTGAACTGAATAGTTTTGATGAAAAAAATCTAAAAGCTTGTTGCCCTTATCATAGCGAGGATACGCCAAGTTTTATATATAATAAAAAGAACCATTCAATGCATTGTTTTGGCTGCAATAAAACGGTGGATATCATTGATGTGTTGATGGAAAAGGGAAATACATTTTTAGAAGCATCAAAATATTTGTTTGATAAAGCTGGTATTGAATATAGTTTCGGAGAAAAAGATGTTAAGACTCGTCATAATTATCGGTATCCTCATGAAGAACCTCTAAATGATAAACATAATGTTATTGAATACTGGGGAAAGCGTGGAATTTCAAAAAATGTAATTGATTACCTTGACATTCGAGAGGATTCACACGGAAATGGAGTATTTAATTTTTATGATACTAATGATGTATTAACCATGGTTAAGTATCGACCTGCAAGAACGATTGAAAAGCATTCTGGACAACCTAAAACATGGTGTCAAAAAGATGCTGATACATCTGCAATACTATTTAACATGAACCGTGTTAATACATCGAAGCCGTTATTGATAACAGAGGGAGAAACAGATTGTGCCAGTGCAATCGAAGCAGGATATATTAATACTGTAAGTGTACCTTTGGGAGCCGGTAATTTACATTGGATAGAAGAAAACTGGGAATGGTTAAATAGCTTTGATTCTATTATTATCTGGTCTGATAATGATGAAGCCGGTATCAAGATGAGAAAAGAATGTATTTATCGTTTGGGAACATGGCGAACAAAATATATATCTACGCCTGAATTTTATGAAAAAGAAAACGGCAAAAAAGTGCCGTTGAAGGATATTAATGATTGTTTACAAGTTGGTGGTAAAACATTCGTAATGGATCTTATTTCAAGTGCAAAAGATGTTCCAGTAAAAAGTGTTGTGGACTATTCCGAAATTGAGGAACTAGACATTTCTCAAATGGATGGTGTGAAAACAGGCATCAAGCCGTTAGACGATGAATTATTGAAAATTTTTTACGGAACATTAACCGTATTATCAGGAAGACCTGGTAGCGGCAAGACAAGTATTATAGATCAGACAATAGCACGAACTATTGACGATGGAAATCCGGTATTTCTTTTCAGTAAGGAAATGCCAGAGCGTATGAGTGCCAATTGGTTCAATACTATTATTGCCGGTAGAAGAAATATGGTTGAGCGTACAAGTCGTGACAATCGCAAATATTACATAGTACCGCAAGCCACACAGAAAAAAATGCAAGCGCATTATAGTAAAAAGCTATTCATATATAGAGACGACGAGCCTAATGATGTAGATTCTGTTTTAAGATCTGCGGAAGAATGCGTGAGAAAATTTGGATGTAAGTTAATTGTACTTGATAATCTTATGATGATTGATTTGAATTGTTCTGAAAGCGATAAAAATACAGCACAGACAAATCTTATAAATGCATTAATTAAATTTGCGGCTAAATTCAATGTTGCCGTTGTCTTGATAGCACATCCGAGAAAAACACAAGATACAAATTCTGATATTGAAATGTATGATATATCTGGTACTTCTAATATTATCAATCTTGCTATGAGATCCATAGGTCTTAGAAGAGTTTCCAAAAAAGAAAAAAATGATCCTAAATCCAAATGGCATAATTACGATGTGGTTTTAACTGTGATAAAAGATAGATTACTTGGTAAAGCTGATTTTCAGATGGGATTATGGTACGACTTAACATCACGTAGATTTTACACTGACTATGATGAATTTGATGCTCAATTTGCGTGGGATGATAATGTGTACACAGATATGCTTCCGTATGTTGACAGGACTATCGATAACACATTTCCAGATAAATAAGGAGAATTATTATTATGATGGATGAAGAATTAGATTTTTTGCTTGGAACAATGCAGTGGTCGTTCTCAAGGTTGAATTCATATTATAACTGTGCGTATGAATGGTTCTTGCACTATGTAGAATGTAATAAATCTGAGAATGGATTTTTTGGTGAATATGGCTCGCTGATTCATAAAATACTTGAAAAGTATGAAAAAGGAGAACTTTCATTATTTGAATTAAATGAGTATTATGAGGATCATTTTGATGAAGATGTTCCTCATGATGCTCCACCTAATAAATTCGTAAATATTAGGCAATCATATTATGACAAAGGTATTGATTACCTTGATAATATAGATCTTGATTTAGAAAAATATGAAATTCTTGGAGTTGAGAAGAAGGTAGAATTTAAAATTAATGACAAGGATTTTGTTGGATACATAGATTTACTTGTAAAAGATAAAGACACCGGCGAAATTATTATCATAGATCATAAATCGGCAAGTATTAAAATTCTTAAAAACGGTAAGATCAGTAAATCAGATCAGCAACATTTCTTAGAATTCAAAAGGCAGCTCTATTTATATAGCATCCCAATTTTAAAAGAATATGGTTCTGTGTCTAAGTTGAGATGGAATATGTTCAAAGACCAAAAATGGATTGAGATTCCATGGGTACAAGAAGAGTATGAAGAAGCTATTCAATGGGCGAAGGATACTCTTGAGTTGATCGAAAAAGAAAAAGAGTGGAGACCTAATCCTGACTATTATTACTGTAATTATCTTTGTGGTCAGCGAAATCATGCATGTGAATATAAACCGCAGCCAACAAGCAAGAGAAGTGAAGAGGATAATAGATATTATAATCCAGAAACAGATTCATACGAATAGGAGTAAATAATATGCAAAATTATCATAAGCATACGTCATATAGTAATGTTCTGGTTACGGATTGTGCTGCTTCTTATGAAGAGTATGTTCAAAGGGCGGTAGAACTTGGACAAAATGTTATATCTAGTGTTGAACATGGATATCAAGGAAATTATTATATTCCGTATGAACTGGTTCAAAAATATAACAATTCTTTGAGAGAAAAAGTAATAAGTGGAGATTTGACAGAATGTGAATATAATAATAAAAAACTGAAATTTATATTTGGTGCTGAAGCATATTGGGTTAAAGACCGGTTGGCTGAATATCCAAAAATTGATAAAAAAACTGGTAAAGAGATATCAGATGAGTTTGTCAAGGATAGAACGAATTGTCATATTGTGTTATTAGCAAAGAATGAAGAGGGGCGTAGAGATATAAACGAGATTCTTTCAATTGCTAGTATTGATGGATTTTATGGACAACCAAGAATTGATATTGATTTATTATTAAAAGTAAATCCTAATAATATAATGGTGACAACTGCATGTTTAAAATATTGGAAATATGATGATATTGATGAAATAACAGAAAAATTATTCAATCACTTTGGAGATAATTTTTTCTTAGAAGTGCAATATCATAATACTGATTTACAAAAAAAGATAAATCGTAGGATACTTGATTTACATAATAGATTAGGAATTAAATTAATACTTGGTCTTGATAGTCATTATATCTATCCAAATCAGTACAAGGAACGTGATAATTACTTAGAAGCTAGAGGTATTACATATGATGAGGATGAAGAAGGATGGTATATGGATTATCCAGATGAATCAGTTGCGAGAGAAAGATTAAAAGCACAAAATATTTGGTCAGATAATCTAATTGACGAAATGATTGCAAATACTGATATTTTATTGGATTTTGATGATATAATTCTCGACAAAAATATTAAACTTCCTAAAAATTATTTATTTAATGGTGAATGGGTTGGAAATAAGACGCAAGAGTGGCGTGATAACACATTAAAAAATCTTGTTTATTCAAAATGGAATGAAACAAAAAATACTATATCACCTGAAAGATATAAAGAATATGAGGATGGTATTGCATATGAATTAAATGCTATTATAGATACTAAGATGTCTGATTATTTTTTAATCGATTATGAATTAGTAAGAACGGGTGTTTGTAATGGTGGAATAATCACTAAGACAGGTCGTGGTAGTGGTGTTTCATATTATATAAATTCATTATTGGGATTTAGTAATATTGATCGTTTCATTTCTCCAGTAAGATTATATCCTGATAGATTTATTTCAAAGACACGAATATTAAAAACAAAGTCCCTTCCAGATTTGGATTTGAATTTGGGCACACCTGAGATATTTGCAGACGCACAAATTAAAGTAATGGGAGATGGACATGCCTATCCTATGATTTCATATAAGCCATTACAAGTATCATCAGCTTTTAAGTTATATGCAAAATCGCAAGGACTTGATTTTGAAGTGTCTAATGAAATCACAAGTCAAATTAAAGAATATGAAAAAGCATTGAAACATGCGGAAGACGATAATAGGGATTCCATTGATTTATATGATTTTGTTGATATAAAATATAAAAATTATATAGATGAGAGTAAAAAATATCGTGGGATTATTAATTCAAAGTCTCAGGCACCTTGCGGATATTTAATATATGATGGAGATATAAAAAGAGAAGTTGGATTGATTAGGTGTAAATCAGAAGCTACTAAAAAAGAGGTAATAACCACTGTAATTGATGGAATGGTAGCCGAAAATTATAAATTTGTTAAGAATGATTTGCTAAAGGTAGATATATGGCTCACGATTAATAATATATTCAAAGAAGCTGGTGTAAAAACTCCAACAGTTCCTGAAATGACAAAATTAATCGAAAATGATAAGAAAACCTGGTATGTATATGAAAGTGGATATACATTGGGTATTAATCAATGCGAATCAAATTTCGGAGTTCAGTGTTGTAAGCAATATAAACCACAAAACATGATGGAACTCACCTCTTTAGTGGCCGCATTGAGGCCAGGATTCAAAACACAGTTGAATAATTTCCTAAATAGACTTCCATATACAACCGGTGTCATAGAGTTAGATAATCTTCTAAAAGATTCTTTTCATTATATGATGTATCAAGAATCTATCATGACATATCTCGGATGGCTGGGTATCGAACAAACAGAAACTTATGCTATCATCAAAAAAATAAGCAAAAAGAAATTTAAAGAGAAAGAATTAATTGAACTAAAAGCTAAATTATTAGATGGATGGATAAAAAATGTAGGTACAGATGATGGCTTTGAAAAGACGTGGGAAATTATAGAAGCTGCATCGAGGTATTCCTTCAATGCTTCACATGCTCTGAGTTACGGTTTTGATTCCGTCTATGGTGCATATTGTAAAGCACACTATACATATGAATTTTATGCAGTAATGATGCAGCATTATTCTGACAAAGGAGATAAAGATAAAGTATCGGCATATAAAAAAGAAATGTTTGAATATGCTGGAATTAAAGTTGGTACATATAAATTCAGATTGGATAACAGGAAATTTACTATAGATAAGAAAAATGGATGCATAAATCCTTCACTTTCTTCAATAAAAAATTTTTCTACAACCATAGCTGATATATTATATGAACTTGGAAAAAAAGAATATAGTAATTTTACCGATTTATTAGTTGCACTTAGAGAAAGAGGAATTGCTGAAAGTAGAATACAAGATCTAATTAGTATTGATTATTTTTCTGAATATGGTGATATAAAATACCTTCTAAATTATTTTGATGTTTTTCTCAAATTTTACACAAATAAAAAATTTTTATCACAATTAAAAAAAGAAAAAGCATTTGGAATGGAAATTGATTTTGATGTAATAAGAAAACATTGCGGTTCCGAAACTACAAAGACATTTATGAAAATAGATGCAAGAGCGATCATATTTGAATTGACAAAAGCCTTTAATGAAAAGATGTCATTTAAAGAAAAATTAAATGCTAGATATGAAGTTTTAGGATATATGGATATTGTTGATAAAAAATATGCTGGATATTGCTATGCAACAGATCTTAATGTTGATTATTCTCCAAGAGTTAAACTATATGCTCTTGCCAATGGTAATACAATCCCTGTAAAAGTAAGTAAAAAAGTATTTAAGCAGAATCCTATAAGACGTGGAGACATTGTAAAGGTTACTGCTCAATATAAAAAGCCTAAGATGAAAAAGGTGGATGGAGAGTGGGTAGAAACGGATGAACAGGAATGGTGGATTTCTGAATATCAAATTTGTTAGGAGATGTAGATGAAACAGTATTACACCGAGAAAAATTACAAAGAATTACTATCACATCTTGTGATATTGATTGATACAAGAGAACAAAACAATAAAACTGTAACGGAATGGTTTGATAGAAATAGTATTAAATGGAAGTCAAAAGCATTAAAAACAGGAGATTATGGTTTTATGATTGAGAGTTGCCCTGAATTGGGCTTCTCAATCAATACCTATTTTTCTGATGAGATTTGCATAGAAAGAAAAAATTCCGTAAGTGAGTTAGCAGGAAATATAGCCAATGCTTCAAAAGATGATGATAGAATTTTCAAAGAATTTAACAGAATGATTAATATCGATAAAAATTACATTCTAATAGAGAATGATAGTATAGAGGATATTTTCACTGAAAACTACAAAACAAAATTGAATCCAACATCTTTTTTGCGAACATTACTTACATGGCAGAATCGTAATAATATGCACATTTATTTTATTAAAAGAGAATATATGGGTAGGATGATTTATGAACTGTGTAAAAATTGTTTGGATTCAAATATATTGAAATAACGGAGGATTTTATGGATAAAGTAAAAGTATTTGAAAGCCTTTTAAGTAAGTTTGAGACGGATGAAATTCGAAATTATTGTGCAGATATGATTAAGAAAATTCCAGATTATATCTTTACAATTCCAAGTAGTACATCTTTTAAGTATCATAATAAAACGCAGTGTCAGCCTCATGGTCAGATTTTTCATATTCTAATGTTTGCAGAGGTTATGAATTACGTACTTGGATTAGAGTATGTAAAAGAGAAGACTACCGAAAGACAGAGAGATTGTTTACGCTGCACACCAATTTTTCATGATGCAATCAAATGTGGATTAAACGGATCTCATTATACGGTACATGAACATCCAATGCTCGCAGGTGAATGGGTAAGAGATACGTCTGTTGAACATGATGTAGATGTTGAAACAAAGGCTTATATTGCAAGATTATGTGAGAGTCATTCTGGTGAATGGACTTCTACAAATAGAAGTAAGACCGTGCTGCCTAAGCCTGAAAATGACGAGCAGTTCTTTGTACATATGTGTGATTATCTAGCAAGTAGATCTAATCTGGATATGACCTATTCTGAAGAAGTGCTTTCTGCGTTAGGTGGCGTAGAAATTCCTAAAGAAGAGTTACCTAAATTAGAAGAATGGGTACTGCCTTTTGGTAAGTATAAGGGAAGAACTTTATTACAGATTAATGAAATCGATCCTGGTTACATATCATGGGCGAAAGAAAATATGACTAGAGAACCAGTTAAGAGCTTATTGATGCAGTTATAGAGAATAATACTGTAGAGGATTTCTGAAATGCCCATAAATAGGGCGTTTCAGAAACTCAAAAAGCCAATGAAAGACGGATTTCGTGAGGAGGTAAAATATATGAAGTATAAAATTAGCGATGTATATATAAAAATAAATGGCGAAGATATTGCGGTTGGCGTTGCTCTTGGAGAAGAGGATAAACCACAGTCTCCATTTAGAACAGAATATGTTACAAATTCAGAGTATGAAAATGGGTTAAAAGAATTTCGATACGGTAAACAACAAATTGGAGATCTTGTTTATCATTGTATAACACAGTTTAAAAACTTTACTGCTACATGTCCAATAAAACAGAAGTGGATTGATGAATTAGAAAAAATGGGATACGACATATCAAAATTGAAATATGAAATTGCATAGTAATCGACAGTTTCTTTAGAAGATTCGGAGGTAAAAAATGAACAGAATAACTATTAATGGTAAAACAATCACATGTTCAGGAACTAATGTTGCCATTAACAATGGAAAGGTTATTGTAGATGGTAAAACAATTCAAGAGTGTAATAGTTGTGATGTTAAAGTCACCATCGAAGGAGATGTAAACAAAATTGATTGTGGTGGATCAGTAGAAGTTCACGGCAATTCAGGAAGTATTAATTGCGGTGGTAGTTGTGAAATCAGTGGAGATGTCAAAGGAGATATAGACGCATGTGGTTCTGTAACTTGTGGTAACGTATCAGGTGATATAGATGCTGGCGGAAGTGTGAGATGTAGAAGGTAAGGAGAATAATATATTGGCAAAAATAGTAGACATGAGCGGATTTGATCCACTACTTGATAATTTAGAGAAATATGCAAATAAACAGGGTTATACTCTTGGTGATAAAGCAAGACCATTACAGAAGCTATTACATTGCATTCAGTATTGTTATATCCATGGAGTATTGACAGATAGCCAAATGGAATCTGCACATAAGAAATTTATAAAACAATTTCAAGATGCATTATATGAAAAATAGAGGAGAATTATATGTTAGTACCGGCAGTGTTATATAAAGAACAGATAGCTAAAGAATTCCAAAAGTATTTTTATACAACAGATATGTTGTATAAAACAGGTGGTAACGGTAACTGGATGCCTTAAATTGCGGATTACCCTGAAGATTGGCAATTCCAGTATGCGATAGTAGACAAAAAATCAAAAACTCATTGGCTATTTAGGATATGTAATAGATTGGTACATATCTAAAGCATATAATTTCGGGCTGTTTTCATTTGATAGAGGAAATCTTCAAGTCCCAAAAGATGTATTTGATAAACTGGAAGAACTTGTAAGTACATTACATAGGGTTGAATGGAGAGCTGTTGGTGGCAATCCTGCTTGCAGAGGGTATGATAATTTTATAAAAAAAACACAATGGAACGAAACATATCCTGAAAGATTCTATTAAAGATAGAGCTGGAAACTATCACGATGACATTATTTATGAAATTGTACATAACGAAGGAGAACAAATATGTTAGTAAAGCAGCCAAATGGATTATTTTGTATTTATAAGGAAATTGATAAAAAGGAGAAAATTATATGAAAGATTGTAAAGGCAATGAATTAAAAGTTGGAGATTCAGTCGTTTATGTGCATGGCAAAAATTCTAATGCTTGTTTAGCAACGGGGAATGTTACAAAAATTTATTCAAACGACAAAGAGTGTAGTGTTGATGGAAATGCACATATTTATTACTTTAGGGTTATGAAGCTGGGTTTTGAAGTGTGATTACATGACTTATTTGGGATACAGTAACGAATCCGTTATTTCATCTGTCTCGAAAACTATACAATAATCGTGACAATTAGGAGGTTAAGATAATGACAATTGAACAGATTAAGGAAAAATTAAAATCAGAGGAATATGACTTCCTGAGAAAAGATAAGAATTTGGGTAACAATATTATTATCTTAACTCTTGGTGGCTCTTATGCTTATGGTACGAATAATAAAAATAGTGATTTAGATATTAGAGGAATTACATTGAATTCAAAACAATCATTAATAGGTATCGGAGATACTTTTGAACAGTTTAATGATAACGTAACAGATACTACAATTTACTCCTTTAACAAGATAATTAAACTTCTAATTAATTGCAATCCAAATGTGTGCGAGATGTTGGGAAATAAACCAGAACATTATTTCTATGTATCTCCTATTGGACAACAATTGCTTGATAACTCTCATTTGTTTTTATCCAAAAAAGCCTGTCACTCGTTTGGAGGTTATGCAAACCAACAACTGTATAGATTAAATCAAAAAGCTGCACATCAGATGGCTCAATCTGAATTAGAGAAACATATTCTAAAGACGTTGGAATTTATGCAGACTGATTTCACAAAGAAATACACTCCATATGAAGACGATTCAATGAAGTTATACATTGATAAATCAGTTCAGGAAGGATACGACACTGAGATTTTCATGGATGTGAAACTAACACATTATCCGTTAAGAGATTATTGTTCTATGTGGAATGAACTTCAAAATACTGTACGTCAATATGGCAAAATCGGTAAAAGAAACGAACATGCAATTGAACATGGTAAAATTGCCAAACATATGATGCATTTAATTAGACTTTATATGATGTGTTTAGATATTCTTGAGAAAGAGAGAATAATCACTTATAGAGAAGTTGAACATGATTTACTTATGGATATTCGAAATGGTAAATATCTTGATGATAACGATCAGCTGATTCCAGAGTTTTTTGAAATGGTAAATGATTATGAGAAGAGATTGGATTATGCAAAGAATAATACAAGTCTTCCAGATAGTCCAGATTATAAAGCTATCAATGATTTTGTGGCAAGTGTGAACGAAAGAGTGGTAAAAGGTGAAATCTGAATTAAAAATTGAAATTCCGTCTGGCGCAAATGAGATTATTCATACTCTACAAAATAACGGATATGAAGCATTCTTGGTCGGAGGCTGTGTACGTGATAGTATCCTTCAAAGACCAATTCATGACTATGATATTACAACATCTGCGACACCAACAGAAATGATGGAAGTATTTAAGGACAAGAGAATTATTGAGACTGGATTGCAGCATGGAACTATTACTATTGTAATTGACAGTGAAGGATATGAGGTTACAACTTATAGAATTGACGGTAACTATTCTGATAGCAGACGACCAGATAGCGTAACATTTACAAATAATCTTGTAGAAGATCTGAAGCGTCGTGATTTTACTATCAATGCTATGGCTTACAACGACGAAGTAGGACTTGTGGATCCGTTTAATGGTATGGAAGACATCAAATATCATAAGATAAGATGTGTTGGAAGAGCAGAAGATAGATTCTCAGAAGATGCATTAAGAATTTTACGTGCCATTAGATTTGCTTCTCAACTGGGATTTGTTCTTGAACCTGATACAGATTGGAATATATCTAAAATGTATAAAAAATTAGAGAATATATCTATTGAGAGAATCAATAGTGAGTTCTGCAAGATTGTAAATTCTGGTGATTTTTGCGTTCAAATGGTTTTATATCATGATGTATTCTCGTTATTTATTCCTGAAATTAATGATATGATTGGATTTCAACAGCATAATCCATATCACATTTATGATGTATGGAATCATACAATACATGCAGTAGAAGCTTACGAATGTGATTGCGAATCGGATTTGAATCCAAGAGATCTTATTACATCTTTGGCTATTTTCTTTCATGATATTGGAAAGCCTCATTGTTATCAGGATAGTGAAGACGGAATTAGACACTTCAAAGGTCATGGTAAAGTAAGTGCCGATATGACTGATGCAATTTTGAAACGTCTTAAATTTGATAATAACACAAGAGAAAAAGTTGTTGAACTGGTTTATTATCATGATGCCACATTTGAACTTGGGAAGAAATATGTTAAGCGGTGGCTTAATAAAATTGGAGAAGAACAGTTTAGAAGACTATTAAATGTTCGTAGAGCTGACATTAAAGCACAAGCAGATATAGATCAGCAATCAAGACTTCAAAAAATTGACAATATTCAGTTGTGTTTAGAAGAAGTTTTAGGAGAAAATGAATGTTTTTCTCTAAAAGATTTAGCAGTGAATGGCAAAGATGTAATGGATATTATGCATATAAAAAGTGGAAAAGATGTTGGATACTGGCTAAACGAGATTTTGAATCATGTCTTAGATGAGAAATTGAAGAACGACAGAGATGAAATTATTTATTGGATGACAGGAATTACTGATGGTTGGAAAAAATTTTAATAAAAAAGGAGAATAAAAATGAAAAACACAAATTGGAAAGTACCTGTAGTTATTGTAGTAGGAGTTTTAGCAGTTGTTTTGATGATTGTATTTGGAATTCAGAGTTCGCAAAATAAAGCTATTGCATTTGAGGAACAGGTTAATACCGCACAGTCGGATATCAAAGTTCAGGAAAAGAGAAGAGTTGACTTGGTATATAACCTAGCTGATTGTGTAAAGCAGTATGATAACCATGAATCAGAAACGTTAAAGGCTATTGTAGATGGTAGAGGATCTACTGGCGATATTGAAAATGTTACAACGGCAATTACAGCAGTGGCAGAAGCTTATCCTGAATTAAAGTCTAATGAAAATTATAAGACACTTATGAATGAATTATCTATGACTGAAAATTTAATTGCTGAATACCGTAGTAATTATAATAAGCAAATCAAGGAATATAAGAGATACGTTAGAAAATTCCCTACAAGAATGTTTCTTGATATTTTAGGATACGAAATTCAAGAGTATCAGTATTTGGACTACAATGCGGCTGTTGATGCGCCGCAGCATCTTTTTGGAGAATAAAATATGGGATATACATATAGGCATAGTAGAGGATTTAATCTTGGAAATTTTGAGATTACTAAGCGTGAGATTTTGGCCAGCATTTCAATTATTGCTGTCATGATTCTTATTGGTGTTTTGATTTCTACAAAGATTTCTGAATACCAAATGGATCAGAACGAAATATATAATAAAGCTGTCAAAATAGAAAGCCAGGATTTATTTCAGTATGGTATGGATACTAATGTTGGTAATGCGTTTGTATATGGTGACTTAAAAGCGGTAGATACAGTTACATATCCTGAAATTGGTGGGAAATATATGTATGTAGAAAAAGTCAAAGAGCGATATACAATGCATACAAGAGTTGTTACATATACAACTGGCAGCGGAAAAACAAGACAAACTCATACAAGGACAGAAACATATTGGACTTGGGATAGAGTTGGAAGTGAAGATATCAAATGTAAAGAAATTTCATTTTGTGGTGTGACTTTTGAAAGTTATAAAATTAATTTACCAAGTGAAGATTACATCGACACAATTAAGGAATCAAGCCATGTAAGATATGTATACTATGGTGTTGGCACAGAGTACAAAGGAACAATTTTTACTGATTTAAGGAATAAAACTATCTCAGATAATACGCCATTTTATAATAATTCAACAATTGATGAGACAATAGAATCTTTGGAATCCAATTTTGCAATTGTCATTTTCTGGGTATTTTGGATTATTTTTATTTGTGTCGTTGTATATGGATTTTATTATTTGGATAATAATTGGTTGGAATAAGGAGTTTATATGAAAGTAGCATTAACAGGACATAAACCGCAGAGATTAGGACTACCAGACGATGAATTAGACATTCAGTGGATAAAAATCGGACATTGGATTTTTAATCAGATTCTTAATGCATCAGATGTTTATTGTGGTATGGCAAATGGCTCTGATATTTTAATTGGATTAAATGCTTGTGTCATCAAGGAAAATTATAGACAAATTTCACCAGAAATGGAGAAAAATAGAGATTTAAAATTACATTGTGTATTACCATGTAAAAACTATAATGAGTCTAATAAATATTATAGTAAATTAAGAAATGAAGCGGATGAATGGATTGAATTATCTGGCGAATTCTATAAAGGTTGTGACAATGTAAGAGATCAGTATATGGTTGACCATTGTGACGTACTGTTAGCAATTTGGGATGGTAATAAGTCTGGCGGTGTATGGTCTACAATCCGTAAGGCTCAGAAAGCTGGAAGACAAATTATCTATTGTCCAAAAGAAATTTTAGATATTGAATGAATCGCAGGTTTCGTAATTGTATGGAGGATATTATGGGAAATTATTATTACTTTTATTCACCTAAAGATGGAAAACTGGTAGATGATGGGAAATATGCAGGTATGCCATTTTTAAGAAATGAAGCAGATAAATATGGAAAAGACTGTGCGGTAAAATGGAACGATTATAATAAAATCGATTCATGGTCTATAGATAAAACATCAGAATTTTATAAACAATATTTTAGTTTTCCACCTAATTATGAATGCGTTATTTATTATTCAAGAGAAGAAATCATAGAAATGCAAAAACTAATGACTTGTAATGAGACGTTATTGGAAGAAATTTTGGATGAAAATAATTTGGACGGACTAATAGTATTGATTGATTAGATGATGTTTTAGACAGGAGAAAAAAGAATTAATGAGTGATCTAATAAGTAAAAGTATTTTACGAAAAGAATTATCTAAACTTCCTTCAGAAATGGGTTATGTTAGAAAATCAGAAGTAATGCAGATTTTATGTAGTCAAAAATGCGCTTATGATGCAGACAAAGTAATTGATGAATTAAAAAAAGGTTACATATAGAATAGATGATAGTCTCACTCTTAGTTCAAGAGATGTTATTAATAAGGAAGATGCTATGGATATTGTGAAAGCAGGTGGTGTTATTGATACGTATAGAAACAGTTGATTTATATAAAACAATTCAAGAGTCTTTCCCTAAAATTCTCATCAAAAACCTCACAGAACATGAAAGAATTTGTCCTGTGTGTAATGGACTTGGTATGAGAATAGAAGATAATATATATGGAATTAAAGGTGATACTTCAGAAGCTGGTAGAAAATGTCGTTTCCCATATGAACATCAAGCTCTATCATTTTGTCGAAGTTGTTATAACGGAGTACAAAGTTTATGTCCTTATTGCGGACAACCTTATAAAAATCAAGCATATTTACATTGTGATTGTGAAGGTCAGAAGAAAGCTGATGAAGAAAAGAGAATAAATGAATGGAATGAGAAAGTAGCAAATGCTGTTGAAATCAATGAAAAAGATGTTAACACTATGCTTTATTGTGAAGAATTCGATGAATATTATGACACGGTAGATGACTTCTTTGATGATTATTATTGTAACTATGCAGATGATGATAATAGACCAGAGAGGTTATGGGTTACTTCTGTTGAAAAGATTTCTATTGATGCAGCCAATGTAATAGAAGATGCTTGTACAAATTTACACGATGATGCTTATGAACAGTGTGACGAAGCATCTTTACAGGAACTATTAGATGATTGGTGTAGAAAACAGACTGGAACTACTACATATTATCCTCGTTACAAGCAGTATGTGGCTATTGATTGGTCAAAATATTAAGATGAAAGCATTGTTTCGAGTGAGGTGTAGAAATGGATAAAATTGCAAAAGAATTTCAGAATAATCATAAGAAAGGAACCGTGTCAAATGTGACCAGTTACAGCTTCAAATACTCAGAGACAAACAAGAATGGTAGTGTAAATGAAGTGGTGTATATGAAGTCGTATTTTATGAATTTATAAAATATACGGAGGAACATAATGATATATAATGAAGAAGTAAAAGATTTATTTTCAGTGTCAGAAGATTATTATTTAGCACATTGCATTAGCGCAGATTTTGGAATGGGTAAAGGAATTGTAGTCGAGTTCAATAAAAGGTTCGATTTGAAAAGAAAATTACAGACAAAAAATACAGATTATCTTAATCAGTATACTCATAAAAGAATTGGAGGTGACTGTCTATTAGAAGGTAGAGTATTAAATCTTATTACAAAAGAGAGATATTTCCACAAGCCAACAATAATTACTATGAGACTCGCACTCGAAAAGATGAAACGAATTTGTTTAGAGCATAATATCAAGAAGATTGCAATGCCTGTAATTGGTTGTGGTTTAGATAGACTGAACTGGAATAATGTTTCAGAACAGATTAAAGGCGTTTTTACAGATACGGATGTTGAGATTTTAGTATGCAAACGATAATATATCGAAATTATAATAGAGAATAATCTAACATAGAAGTAATTATATTCACGGCTGATCAGCTAAGTTTTTAAAATTAAGAGAGGTATTGTATGAAAACATACGAAAAGATTTTATTTAGAAAAGAAGCTGAGTCTCCTTTGGCTTGGAGAAATGATAAAAAAGCCAAAACATGTATTGAAGTTATATTCTTCTTTGATTTTAAAGAAGGTGCAAGATTTACAGTAAGAGCAGGTAATGTATCTGCATGTCGTAGAAATCCTTTTAAAGCATTTTTAAGAGTATTAGAACATGAATCAATTGGCATGGCTAAATACGATTGGCTCAAGGAAGACACGAGAAATAAAGGTTTATGGAAACGGTTATAATTAAAAAAATAATTATATATAGAAATTTTTATCTCGGCGATTCAGCCAAATTTCCAAAAAAAGAACAATGAATCTAAAATTTCGTCAGGAGGTGAGAAGATGATTTATTGTGCAAATACTTACTGCTATCAAGGACTTTTTGATGATATGAAAAATATTGACGAAACACATTTTAATAAAGATATTTGGGCTTTCGCCTATAAAGAAGATGAAAGAGCTTTAAATTTAATGTGTAAGCCAGTTAAAGGTAGAATTAAAAATAATAAACATTTTTATGAATACAAATCAAATGGTAATGATTTGAAGAAAAATGGTGTAACTCTTTACGCTAGATTTTTTACTGATACATACGAAGAGGCTGTAGAAGGATTTAATAAATTAGTACATCAAAGAATTGAGTCTTTAAAAGCTGAAATTATTAAATTGGAAAACACATTGGTCAATTAATGATAGGAAACAAATAAATGAAAATTTTAAGAACAAGAAAGGAGAGTACCTTATCCTAGTGAAACTAGGTTGTTATGAGATTAGTATGGTGAATCATAACGTAAAATAAAACGGAGTGGCTCTAAACCAAGCCGATTGTTCTATTACCATTCACCGATGGATTCGGTAAATGGTTGGTATGAATCCGATATACGATGAGTATATTACATTTTTGAGAAATACTTCAGGTGAGAAATTACCTGATTTGATGGAAGGTTATTTTTGGCTTGATAAACAAATTATAAAGGGATTTGATTTACAAGGCCAGGAACACAAATTTTATAGAGTAAAAGTTTCCGATGATTTGGAAACAGTAGAAGTAGTAAAACTGAAGAATTATGACAATATATCAGAAGTTGTATTATCGAGCTGGGAACGTTTAATCGACTTGCAAAAAGAACACTTAATACAACTCGAAACCGATTCTCTAAAGCTGATCAGAGAGGAGATGGAGAAATTTAAAGACTTCACTTCAGTTATTCCGGTATCTATGGGTAAGGACTCAATGCTTACCTGTCATCTTGTCAGAAAACTATATCCAAACACGAAGGCTATATTTAATAATACTTCACTTGACTGTGCAGACACTTATATAATGGCTAAACAATTTTATAATTGCAAGATCATGAATCCCGATAGAGGATTTTATCAGTATATAGAGTCAGACCATATGATACCAACAAGAATGAGTCGTTTTTGCTGCCGTATATTTAAGGTTGGAGTAATGGTATCACAGCTCGACCACAAGCATCCGTATCTCATGTGGATGGGAATGAGAAATGAAGAGTCTAATACTCGTAGCGGCTATCAAGATGAATGGATAAATGAATCTGAGTGGGGGAAAACGTGTTGGCAAGGTGTTTTGCCCATAAGAAAATGGACTGAAATGGATGTATGGCTTTATACAATCTGGAAAGACATTGAAATAAATCCAAAGTACAAGAAAGGATATTCTCGCTGCGGATGCCATATATCGTGCCCGTATCAGGCGAAGTCAACATGGATCCTGGATAAGTATTGGTATCTATATGCTTATAATAGATGGAGAAATATCTTAAGAGATGACTTCATCAATAATAAGAAATGGATAATTATGAATTGTACTATTGATGAGTATCTTACTCAAGCTTGGAGTGGTGGCACGTTTAGAGATGAACCGACTGATCAAGTAATAGAAGAATTTGCAGAGTACAATGGACTGGATCAGAGTGTAGCAGTTCAATATTTTAACAAGGATTGTTACGAATGTAAAAATAGAATAAAACATAAGGAAGTCTTATCAATGAATTTGAAAATGCATGGCAGAAATATCAATAAATTTTATTGTAAGAAATGTCTTATGAAAGAATTTGGTTGGACTTCTGATGAGTGGAATAAGCAGATTGATACTTTTAAGAATCAAGGCTGCGCTTTGTTTTAATGGAGAATAAATATATAGAAAGGTGGTGAACAGCAGTGCATCCAAGTGAATTTTTTGATAACTGTTCAATTCAAACTGGAATTGATACATTAGAAATCTACGATGATGATTTGAAGGACAAGTTAAAGAGTATTCATCCTAAAAATTTTCTAAAAACTAAAATTACTCTACCGGTATATAAGATTAATTTATCTTATATGACTGAGAAAAATAATTATAAGACGGTAGATAGATATGCCATTATGGACTCCAAAGATGAAAATGAATATGTAGATTTTTGGATTGATATGTTCGTACAGGATTATAACAGAGACAATCCTAATCACAAAATGGTAGAGTGTGAAGTAAACAGCATTGACTTATTAGGCGAGGCTGTGCTGCCGATTGGTTAGCTTTTCATCACCGTATGTATTTAACACCTTTGATTAGCAAAGGTTGTCACGATGATTTATAAGACGGATCATTGGTCTATATAAATCGGAAAAGTAATGTGATAGTGGCGTAAAAAGACACTCACTAAGTATGGCTTTACCTCATTGAAATGAAATAATTTTCAGTGAGGAAAGTACATATTGGTACAGAAAGCTAATACAATTGAAGAATTATTACAGGATTGTCCTGTGAATTCTGTAATAGGAGATAACTTAATAAGAGCATGGTCAAAAATAAATAGTGATAAATATAATACTATTTTGTGTAGTATATCAGGAGGATCTGATAGTGATGAGATGTTGGATATTATTTGGAGATGCGATAAAGATAATAAAGTCACATATGTATGGTTTGATACCGGATTAGAGTATCAAGCAACTAAAGATCATTTAAAATATCTTGAACAAAAGTACAATATTAAAATTCAATCATATCGAGCAATAAAACCAATTCCAGTATCATGTAAACAATATGGCCAGCCATTCATATCGAAGCAAGTCAGCGATTATATTTCAAGATTACAAAAACACAATTTTAGGTGGGAAGATAAATCTTTTGAAGAATTGTATAAAGAATATCCAAAATGCAAAACGACTTTACAATGGTGGTGTAATGAGAAACAAAGTGATGCATTTAATATTCGTAAAAATAAATATTTAAAAGAATTTCTTATTAAATACCCACCAGATTTTAAGATATCCATGAAATGTTGTCAGTATGCCAAAAAAGATGTGATGCACAAGTTAATTAAAGATATGAATTGTGATTTACATATTATGGGAGTACGAAAAGCAGAAGGAGGAGTTAGATCTACTGCTTATAAGTCTTGTTTCAGTGAATCTGATGATGGATGTGATCACTATAGACCTTTATTTTGGTATAAGAATAGTGATAAAGATTGCTATGATGCTGCTTACGCAATAGAACATAGTAGATGTTATACGGAGTATGGTTTAGAAAGAACTGGATGTGCTGGCTGCCCATTCGGAAGAAATTTTGAATATGAGTTGGAAATAATTGAAAAATATGAACCTAAATTGTATAAGGCAGTAAATAATATTTTCGGCAATTCTTATGAATATACCAGGAAATATAAACAATTTTGTAAGGAAATGAAAAAAAATGATTCTAAAAAATCTATTACAGGTTTATAAAAAAGGAAGTTATATATTATCCGATGGAAAGCATTTATTAGATAAATATGATGAAAGATATCAAACATGTGAAGTGATTAGTTTTTCTAATTACCGTTATCACACGATTAGAATAGTCATTAAGACTTAAAATACAAAGAAATATTTTTTTCATCAGGAATAGGTAGACGTACCTATTTTAGATGGTTTTGTAAAACATTGTTAAAAAAGAAAGGATTTAACAGTAAATTCTAGGATAAAATGATTGCGCAATCTCTGTAGATTAAAGCATTTTGACAGAGAACAATGAAAAAAATAATTTGCGAGAAAAGATCAGTATTGGAGAGCCATTAAAATTGTTAATTGGTGGTTCTCCATGCACACACTGGTCTATTGCTCAGAGGAAGAATCGTGAAACAAAAGCTGAAGGCATAGGATGGGAATTATTTCTAAATTATGTAATAGCAAAAGAAAAATGGAAGCCAGACATATTTTTATATGAAAATAATGAATCCGCAGCCGATGAGATTAAGAATCAAATTAGTGAAGAACTTGACTATTCACTTTTACATATTAATAGTGCCCTAGTATCGGCACAACAAAGGAAAAGAATATATTGTACAAATATTCCTAATATTCCTCAACCAAGCAATAGGCATATATTTTTAAAAGATATACTTGAATATGGAATTGTAGAGAATGAAAATGCCTATTTATTGAAACATCAATCTGGTAATGTTGTACAGACAGATAATGAACCTATTCGTATTGGTGATATTGATACAACAGCTCAAGCACATAGAGTTTATAGTCCTGACGGGAAGAGTATAAATCTTACAAGTAATGGTGGAGGACAGGGTGCTAAAACCGGATTATATATGACTCCAATATCTATTACAGAAGATAGTTTTAAACATCTGACTGAAAAAGAAATGGAGTATATGGTTAGAACAGTAGCTGGTGGTAGAAATCATTTTGACTTTGGTTATATCCAAGTATCTAATAAAGATAAATCTCAATGTCTATTAGCAAATCTTCATAAGGGTGTTCCGTATAATGTCATGTGTGAAGAAATCCAAGTAATCGATTTAAGCAAATATGAACAAATTAAATGGTTTGAAAATGGTAATTTATCAGTCGATGGCAAGATGATATATCTAGTAAAAGATGGATTAATTGGTTACAAAGATGGATTATATCCTATCAAATTAAATGACGGATATTATGTCATTCGAAAACTTACTCCATTAGAATGCGAACGATTACAAACTTTACCAGATGGGTATACAGCAGCTCCTAAAAATAGCGCAACACAGAGATACAAACAAATTGGGAATGGGTGGACAGCAGAAGTTATTATTCATATTTTGGAACAAGGATTAAAAGATGTACCAAAAGATTATCCAATAGAAGTTTTAAGCTTATACGATGGAATTGCAACAGGAAGATATTGTTTAGAAAAGATGGGTTTTACTAATATTAAATACAAAGCTTATGAGATTGATAAATATGCGATGAATGTAGCAACGTACAATTATCCAGACATAGAAGAATGTGGTGATGTATTTCAAGTTAGAAATGATGATTGGGTATATTAAACAGAGAATAACTAAGTATAAGAAATCCACATTTCGAGAGGAGATTTGAAATGAAGTTGATTAATAAATATTCGAAGCCTTTTCAAAAAGATTATTATTGTGATCTTACATATGAATTAGATAAATTAGCTGGAATCGATCCAGATGGTTTTTGGCATCATTATATTCTGGTTACTGGTGATCACAGCATTTATATTCGAATACCAGGAGGAACATTAGGTGAGATTTATGTAGATAATAATAACGTAATTACAAAAATAACTCTTGATACGAATTATGTTGTTAAGACATATCATGCTGATGTGTTAGATCAACTTCAAAAATATGTAGGACAGAAAATAGACTTTTAGAAGAATCAATAAGGAGAATTAATATGGGACTGAAGGAAGAAAACCTACGATTAAAACTTGCTCTTTTAGATATGGTCAGACAGTTTTATGAATATGCTCTTACACCAAAAATAGCAGAAAAATATAATGTCAAAAATTATAATGTTGACGAAGATTATTATTTTCATATGTTCCAATCTGCTGGTGAACACGCTTGGAGAATACTTGGTATTAAAAATGATATTATAAGCGGACAAGAATTATATAGAATAGAAGATATTTTGATAAATGAGTTATTGCAATGTAAAAAAGGAGAATAACGAGGTATGAGTTGTAAATATCCAAAAGATAGTAGAAGTTATAAGTTTTGTATGGGATGTTCGGATAAAAATTATTGTGTAGATTCATCTATTCCTAAAATTCAGATGGATATACTTCCATCTGCATCTCAAGCAAATCAAATGACAAAGGAAAACATTGCGAACAAAATTTTGCAAGACTTGGCTGAAATTTTAGATAAAATAAAGAAAGCTATTGCAGACGGAGAATTTTCAATTAGTGGAGAAGGAAATCTTAAACATGAGACAGTAGAAAGATTAAAAAAATTAGGATATAAAGTAGAAACTGAATGCTATAGGAATGAGTCATATTGGAGTATTAGTTGGAAGTAAAGGAGAATAATTATGTATCAGAACTGTTGTAAAAAGTGTGGAAGTATCTCTTTACATACAGAAACAAAAGGTAGTGCGACTGGATTGTACTGTAATGATTGTGGAGCATGGGTAAAATGGCTTGGAAAAGATGAAAAAAGAGCATTCGAATATGCTATGAGAAATGCTACAAAACAAGAATCGGAAGCCACAAATAACTATATTGAAAATATTTCAAAACCTACTGGTGTGCTTTTTAATGATGGATCTGATATTCTTGGAAGACTTAATAGATTTTCAGATGGGATTGATTTTGCAATAGATAGTATGTTAGAAAGCTATACTGAGAAACATGATCAGGCGATCTATAATAACGCATATGCTTATGCATTAGAAAAATGTAAAGAATGTTTATCTAATGTTATTGAAGGCAGAGAATATAACGATTTCGGAAAAAATATCTATGAAGAATAAAACAAATTTATATGATGAGTCACGATTTGAAGTTGCTGAACTGATAAATCCGAGAGATTGTGATAATCGTTTGATCCTTGCGGTATATCAGTATACATTGCGAGGCGACAAGATATTACAGGATAATATGCCAATCATGATAGAAGTCATAAGAGATTATATCAGAGAAGCGGAAATATATATGCATCTTACAGATGTACTTCCCAGACTCATATGGGATTCACAAAAACTGGTGATACGAGAAGAAATCAATCTACGGAAAAGAAATATGGAGCTGTTAAGAAATAAAATGAATACAGGTATCAGTCCGTATTATTGGCGTCTCTATAAAAAATTTGATGGGTATATTGAAGGTATCTATTACAAGGCAGACTATGTAATTTCTTTGGAAAAACCAGATGCTCCAACTTTTTGGTAACGATTCGGAAATAGTGGAAAAGTTATAACTAAATTTGTGTTTCAAAAGGAGAATATATGAAAGTAAGTATTGGAGACAAAGTATATATTCCAGGAGAGAAAAGACCATACACGGTTCGAGTTAGAGATGATAGATATATTATCTGCACAAAACCATACAATCCAAAACGAACAGTTTTATATTTTATCATTGATTTAGCAAAGAAATGGAGAGCACCTGATGATAGATTGTTCTGTTCTGGATATGAAACTGATGAACAGTGTGAGGAAAGACTTTTTGAATTGCAGTGTGGAGATATTGAGTTGAGTAGACGTAGAGGATTACCGCTTGACATTGATATAGAATAAAACGAATAAGGAAGATATAAATGGAATTAATTTTGCAAGGATGGTTGGATACAGACGATTGTGGAAATATAGGACTTAAATACAGTAGGAATGATTATAGTTGGAATTGTAAAAGTCTTTCTTGCCTGATTATGGATTATTTCGATTACATGAGAATAGATGAAGGACTTGGAAGGAAATTAACAACTATAGAAGATGCACATTTGAGTATTTGGTTTTCTGATGAAGAATGTACTTTAGAAGAAGCACAAATGAATTTTGAGAGTTATATGATAGTTGGAAATTTGCTAACCGCAAGGACACTATGTTGGATACTCTGAATATACCATTACAGGATTTGATATAGATAATCTAATCATTGGTGGACATAATTTGGATTATGAACTAAACCAACATATTGGACAGTATATACATTTTATTTTAACAGATTGATTCGAGGTTTTGTATGAATAAATATTTAATGGACGATAGAGATTTTTATCTCAATAGATTTAAGAATATCATAAAAACTGATACTGGATACAAATTACAACCGGTTTATGCTGAAGATAATAACCATGAAATCATAAAGTTAACGAATTGTAATGATGAAAAATGTTGTGATATATGCATCCATCACAATCTCATTGGTGGATTACATACTTGTGAAATCAGAAATCAAATAGAACCAAACCTAATAAAAAATGCAATTATTCCATGCAGTTGGTGTAACTCGTGTGATGCATTCACGCCTGTTTATCCTTTAAATGTCATTAATTCAGAAGAAGAGATGATTCAATTTATAGAAAAAACTGAAAACTTTTTCAGTTGTGTAGAGGAATATGAAGCATATTATGGCTTTGAAAGAAAATGGGACGAAGAAACAGGCGAAGTTCTTGAGACAGTAAGAGAATATTATAACAGAAGCGGTAAATTTGAAAATATACCAGATAAATATCCATGTGTAATCTATTTTTCATATGTGAATTTGATGAATGTTCATTGTGATAACGATGATTTACTGTGGATTTATATTGGAGAAGACTAAATACGGCTTTCATTAGATAACAATAATAGAAAAGAGAGGTAAGATA